TCGGGCGGAGCAAACCTGGGACGATATTTCAATGGTCAACTCGACGACGTTCGACTTTATAATCGTGCCCTAACCCCTCCCGAAATCCGCCTCCTAGCCTCTCGCCGTGGCATCGGCCTCCAGCCACGACCCAAGCAATTCACTTACTATCAATTCCCATCCGGCAGCAAACGCCGAAGAATCTTAACGGGGATGCCATAATGTTTCTACGTCAATCGACTTCTCAAGTTGTCGTTATCGGCCCAGTGCTAGATGCGGATGGGGTTGCTGTTACTAGTTGTGTGGTGACTAATTTTAGCCTCGCCAAGAACGGTACAGCAGCAGCATTGACTACGCAAACCTTGACAAGCCTGGGAAATGGTTATTATTCCTTGGCTTTGACAACATCGAACACTGACACTCTCGGCATCGCTGCTATCTACGTTAACAATACAACGATGAGCATGACAGTCTTTAGATGGAATGTTATCGTGGCTTCCGTTTACGATGCTCTTGTCAGCACAGCAACCAATGCAACGGGTGGTTTGCTGACCGCGACGGGTGCGATTGCCACATTATCGGGAGCGATTAGCACTCTGACAGCACCACAGGTAAGAACAGAACTGGCAACCGAGCTTGGTCGCATTGATGCTACAGTTAGTAGTCGTGCAACGTCAGCACAATTAACGACAGTAGAAGGAAAGGTTGACGGTGTTAAAGCCAAGACGGACAACTTGCCCGCTGACCCTGCTTCAGCATCTGACATAACCAGCTTACAAAATAACTCCCCAACGGAGGCTTACTAATGCTCGCTGATGTAATTAAGAGTATCCCTAATTATCAATCTCTTTCTTCCCAGGAAATTCTTGGATATATGGGAGAGTCTGTTACCGTTTCTAACGACAAGGCTTATACAGTCAAAGACTTTGAGGATATGGTTGTTAGTGGTCACTTCACTCTCAATGAGGTGAATCAGATACTTGGCACTTTGCAATCAACTCCACTATTCAATTCTGCTTACATCGCAATGTCCACAGGTACGGGATTGGAACTCGCCTCACCCGCTAGACAGCAACTTGTGTCTACTATGGCTGATGCTGCTCAGTGGGGGGAAGAATTAAAGAGCAAAGTTCTTTCGCTCGGTAGCAAGACAATCAATCGATATGAGCAACTTGGCTTATCGTCACTTCCTACTGTCGAAGAGGTTGAAGCAGCATTAGTGCCAGTGGTTCCAGATGTTCAGTCTCACGAAGTCTTGCTCACGGTGAATCGTCAACCCGATGGTACAACACTGGCTATGGCCAGGGTCACACCAGTGGGTCTGAAGGATGGCCAGGTGGTTTCCAGGGGAGAGCCCCAGTTGGTGGTCAACGGTGACTTGATCGCAGCAGTGAACCCGATCTTGGAGGCTCTAATCGATGGCTGATAAATGGCCCCTGGCAAACGGTCTCTGGTCTGATGCTGCCAACTGGAACGGAGGCACAAAGCCCCAGACTGGCGACGATGTCTATGCCGACAATAAGACTGTCACGATAGACGAAAATGTCAATATTGGAACAGGAACACTTAGAAATTCACAGAGAACCGGCGGGACTGCTGGTGGTGGTTTTATTCTGAATTCAGGGCTAACCCTGGTTGCCAACATTATTGCATCAAACGCAACGTGTGTTACCGTAAGCTACACAAACGGGACAGCCAGTATTGTTGGGAATGTGTCCTGTCCAGGCGGATCGCAATTCATTAGCGGTGTTCTATTCAGTGGAACAGGTACGCTAACTATCACCGGAAATGTCGTCGGTGGTTCTTCTAATGAGCAGGTTGGCGTTAGAAGTACAAACATTCACACTCTTAACATTATAGGTAACGTCAGTACGGCAGGGTCTCAAGCAGGTGCAGAGGGGTTAAGGATAACCTCAACTGGTACCATAAACATTACCGGCGATGTCTCCTGTACAAATGCAGCCAATGCTATTTTAGGGAACACGGCATTCTTTCTGACTATTACAGGAACAGTGAATTCGCTTGGAGGCGTAGCAATACGCAGCTTATCAAGTACCCCAAGAGTAACTATTAACGGCACAATAACGAGTTCAGGATCGGCCTCCGCTATAAGTCTTGAAGGTAGCGGTTCTACGATTGTACATAATGGCAATTTGATTGCGCCAGCAAACGGTAGAATGTTTTTTTCGGCTACCACGTATCTTATTAGCTCATCTGCGACAATGGAGCATCAGTATCGCGTCAATAATGCTGGTACTCCTGGTGCAGCCCGTTCCCTTTATACAGGCGGTCAGAACCTCGGCCAGCCAACGGCTAACAATGTGAGACAGGGTACTGTCTTTGGTGTCTCGAACGAATTCACAGGCTCCCTGGCTGTTCCCCCTGCTGGCTCTGTGGCCCTCGGTGTCCCAGTGGACAATACGGTGGGAACGGCAATTATTACAGAATCAATTCTAGCATCTGCACTTCAGTCAGCACTATCCCCTAATGCTCCTGTTGCTGTTCAGCGTACCGTAGATGATACCAAGGCAATTACCTTCTCCTGGCCTGTATCTGGTGCAACCATCACCGGACAGAAATCAATTGACAATGGTGCCTACTCAGCAGTATCAGGTGCGATTGCATTCTTGAGAACCGAGTCTAATCGTCATTACTACACACTGGCTTACAACGCGAATGATCGATTAAACGTAGAAGGTACGATTCGTTACAAGATGACGGATGGTACTTACACGAAATACTTTAATCTGCATCTGTACGATGTGACTAGCGATGTGACAGTTTACCCAACTCAGCTTCAGCAAGAGGATAGGGCAGTTGAGGCACCGATCAAGATTTACACAGGTGAATCAGGCACGCAGTATTTCTTTGCGATCGATGCAGACCAGAATCCAATCAATCTGACCGGCAAGAACCTTGAGCTTCGGTTTGCCGATACAGCCAGTAAGAAGACACTGTACACGGCGAAAACTTCAAACGGTTCGCTTTCGGTAACGCTTACAAATAAGGTGACGTTCACCAAGAGTCTTATCTTTACACGATACGAGCTATCTACGCTGCGGTTTTCTTTGCGTGATATGAGTGCTGGTGAGGAAGTATTGCTGGCAGGTCCAGTCAAGTTGGTGTACGCACCGTAGAGAGAAAGCCACGTAGAGAGAACAATTCAGGGAGGGATTGACAATGCCAGGAACATGCGGAGCAATAGGCTCCTTAACAAAACTGCTTGTGGAGCCAGGGGCTTCAGTGCATGTGTTTGATGCTAACAGCGAGCCATACGCTTTTGTGTACGAGTCGATGCAGACCCGTCGCGTTACAGCAGGTGGTCGCGTTATCTGGGGGACCAGGGCTGAGCCGTCTTCGCGGCGAGTCAAGACATCTTATGTGCCGGTGGGGCGGTTGCACTTGCAGCCAGGACCGCTAGCACTAGACAACTGGCTTCCTCGCATTCTGGGTGGCAGCAAGGTAGGGAATAACATTGATCCTGCTGAGACCTTGCCGTCGTTCGGTATGTTGGTTCATCGTGACAACGGAGTGTTCCGATACGACGACTGTGTGGTGGGGCAGGCTATCTTCCGTGGCCAGTCTGGGCCGAGCGAAGGTGGTGAGGCTGAAGTCATTGACATGGTGCTGCTCATCTACGCCAAGACGGAGGTTGGCCCTGACGATGCATCGCCTCCGACTTGGCCTGGAACGGCTCCAGCGCTACAGGAAGGTGGGCAGCATGATCCGTATGTCTTCGGTCAGGGCGTTCTGACCCTGGATGGCAACTCTCGTCCTTTCGATGAGTTTGCGTTGTCGATCGATAATCGTATTGCGCCTCGTATGCGAAACAGTCTTACGCCTACCTGTTTCTTGCCGCTTGGAAGAACAGTTCGCTTGCAGGTCAAGAATCCATTTTTGACGACGACGCACACGAATGCGTTCAATTCTTGGTCGACTGGGTTTGCTGGATCACTGGCGTTTACGGCTGGTCCTTATTCGCTGACTGCGACATTCCCTCACTTGCGAAACAGCTATGAGACGCCAACGGTTCCAGGCAAGACAGAGATTCCATTGGCGATGAGCTTTGATTGTTTGGCGACCCAAGCCACTGGCTACGAAATTCGCTTTGTAAACGATAGCACCACCTAATGAGCGTTGACAAACGACTTCAGAAAATCATGCAGGCTGATGATCGGCTGTTTCGGGCAATGGAGCCAGGGCAGTTTGGTAGATCGTCTGCACTGAAGTCGACTGAAAAGAGAAGCCAGAAGAGGACGAACAAAAAGAAGAAGCGAGATCAGGCCAGGATCAGGAAGGCTACTTCTCAGTTTGATGTTGGTTTGTTTGCGGGTCTAACTGGAGTCCTTGATGTACTCACAAAGGGAATCGTCGGCGGGTCGCCAGAAGTCGATGACGGGATGGAAGAGGGAGAAGATACTGAGCAAGGCCAAGACGAGGCCACCTCAGGTCAGGAGTCGCCGCAGAAGGGTGGTAGAGTACAAGAAGAGAAAAAGCCAGAAGCCCGTAGTGATCAGCCACCGAAACCTAGATCACCTTCTCTGCTTACTGGTGTCGTAGACAAAAAAGACGATCCTGCTTCCGATGAGAACTTTCTTGCGAACTCTACTGACGAGAATCCTTTTGTAGAGATACCAGACGAGAATCCTTTCGTAGAGGTTCCAGAAGATAATAGCAAGTCTGATCAACTGGATGTATTCGTTCAAAATCCTAAGAGCGACCAGTTCTTTTCAGACATGCTGGGTGTGAAGTTTGACTTTAGGGTTGACGCTCCTGACTTAGGTGGAATGGATTCTGGTTCTGGGAATGCGCCTAGCCAGGGGTCTGCGAGCACGCCTAAGGCTAAGGGAAGCGAGAGTAAGGGCAAGATTAGCCCTAGAGTTCAGAAGCGTCGTGAGGCAGCACAGAAAGAGAAGGAAGCTGCTGCTAGGAATTTTAGGCGGCAGCGTGGTGAGCAAGTTCCGCCACCTGTTGCTGGGATTCCTGAGCCTGCACCTATCTCAGATCCTGGTGCTCAAGGTGAGCAGCAAGTAGTTAACGATGGCGAGAAGCTAGGGGCGATGGATGCAGCGGCATCGAAGGCTACTGAGTTTGCACAGAGCATGGTCAATGTGATGGGCAAGCTAGCAACAGAGCTACAGGCGTTGGCGGTTAAGGTTCGCAATATCGAATCAGTAGTGGATAGACTCTAATGTATTTTCGATACGGCAACTATCAGCATCCCGCAAATGAAGTGACTTTAGCTCACTTTCAGATTGTACCGCAGCGCAATCAGCAAGGGTTTAGACTGGGTACGCACTACTCAATGCACCTTGAAGGTGAGTTGTACGTCGATGACGGTATCACAGATAAGGTGGCTTGCCAAGCCAATCTGACCAATAAGATCAACACCTTAATCAATGCGTACAAGGACGACTACAAAGACGCTGGCTTCTATCAAGACAATGGTTTGCCAACTCCTCATGTGCTTCCAAACAATCACCCTGACAATGTGACTGGTAATGTCATCAGTCACCGCAACTGGCCAATGGGTGACGGTAATGAGTACGCAACGAAACGTACCTTTACGATTGGTATCACTGCACTGTTTAAGAACTCGTACAGCCAGATCATCGAATATCAGGATAGGATTCAGCAGGTTGGTGACGGTGGGCCTGTTGTGGAGTGGTACAACACTCGCTTTGGATCTCCTGGGTTTCAAATAAGAAACGCTCAAAGTTTTGTTTACTACAGCCACTCTGGGCACATGCAGGCGATTGATGCGTATCCGATTCCTCCCTCGCCTCTTTACTCAAGACCTTATTTGCTGGGCGACAAAACGGTTATCCAGAGGGACAGTCCGAAGAGATACGCACAGGGCTACATGGTTTATACGGTTCACTGGACGTATCACTACATACTCCCCAATCCTTCTTTGATTTTGCCAACGCTGAGGTAATGCGTGACGTACTTTAGGATTGACGGTCAATACTGCATCGATCCAGCCGAAGTTCGGTTAGAACCTCTTGCGAGATATTCTCAGGGTTATTTCAGCAAGGCTGGCTCTATCCATCTCTATCGGGGTGAGCGCCCCTCTGAAGCTTATCTCATAATCAGCAAGCAGACTCTGGATCTCATTGGCGTTAATGCTGTATCGCATGAGATTGAGATTCTGGATGACAGAGATAATATTCTGTTTACGTCCAACTACTGGACGATTACGAATGTCGAAGCAATAGGCCAGGATGATTCGCCAAGCCAGTTGTTCTTTGTGACGCTTAAAGATCCCAGGCACATGGTTACGACCGTTGCCAAAACTCCAGCGGCAGTGATTGCCAATACATGGGAAGAGGAGATCTGGCCGAACAACAGCACCTACACGTATCAGCAAGTTATTGCTCAGTATTGGGAGGCGATGCCTAGCTTCCACAAGGGAGCCAGTGTGGTGTGCCCAACGCTAGCTACGACTCCAGCTAGTTACGCTGAGAATATCTGGTGCGAAGGTGATACGGTTTGGAGTTGTATCCACAAGATACTCTCTGCGAGTGGTCATGTTGGCTACTTCAATCCGACCAATGGTACCTACTCTTTTTTAACTAGAGATGGCACCCAAGCTAACCTTGCAATTATTCTACAGCAGAGCAGGGATAAACTGCTGTGGGATGGTGACAATCCTGTCGGTATCAATGGTGGCAATGCTCCTGCATCGGTAGGTGTTTCGTTTAGGCCGTCACGCACTGCACTTAGTTTTCGCTTGCCTTTATCGGCAGATGAGTATGGCTCGAAAGCCAGTGTGTATACGGGTCTGCCAGGGGCGAAGCTGGGCTCGGTTCATTACGTTACCGATACCTCGCGAACCAAATACTGTTCCGAGACATCTACTATAAAGAACTTGGTTCAGCTTAACTACCGACGCGATGACTTAGCAAGGACGATAAGGGGTGTTGCTCGCGCGAATCATTCACGCAATATGCGTGTGTACGCAGGGGTGGTCTTAGTTCATCCTGGCGAAGAAGTCAGTCACGTTTGTTATCAGATGACTCGTCGTATTGGTGTTACCACAACGATTGAGCAGTATGAAGACTTTGAGATAAGCCTTCCTAGTCCCAGGAACGATGAGTGGGATGTCAGTAAGACGCTTGTATGCAAGACGATCGAATCGATAGCGGCTCAGACTGGCGAAACTCCAGCCAGGGGTAAGGCTCAGGTCTACCAAAAACCAGGAAGTTCTTTATCAGAGATACCCTACGAGATAGTCACCTTGAGCCATATAGGTACGTCGGCAGTGGCTGTCGGTACTTGGGTGGTTGCTAGTCTGGATTTTTACAGTGGCGAGTATTTCATAGTGGAGAAGGGTGGTACGGTTGCTACCACGACAACCACCACACTGGTTCCTCCTATACCTTCGACTTGTCAGGGAACGTGCAAGTGGATTAGTAACGATGGCTTGGTATGGGTAATCGATGAGAATACTTGCTCTAATAGCACAACATCGACATCGACTTCTACGTCAACGTCTAGCACTAGCCCTGGTGCGACTACATCGACTACGACGGCTCATCCGTGTGCGACGACGACCTTAACTCCCACTCCGACTTCAACAACTTCGGGTGGTAATTGTGAGTGTGTTCCTCCTACGTTCTGCCCAATTACCGTAGGTGACTGCACGACGACCTACTGCGATCGTAACTTTACAGTAGATAATGCCTGCACGTCTTCAACAACTTCGTCAACCACAAGCACGACTACCTCGGCTGGATCTACCACTTCGACGACGCCATGTGATTGTTCAACCTCAACTACTACCACTACTAGCCTCAGCCCAAACTGTAGCGATGGTTGTGAATGGTGTCTGCTGCCTAATGGAACAATCACGCTTGAAAACAAGTGCGACCCGTCATGCCCATGCAATCCGTATACTGGACAATTAGAAATTTGTACGTGCGTTACTACATTTTGCATACCTACTCCTGATCCTCCTGATCCTCCACCTCCTCCACCTCAGCCTTGTGTTGGTAAATGCGAATGGGTTTGCTTAGGAGAGGGTAGAGGGTGGTGGTACGATCAAAAAAATAGTGACTGCTTTACCTCAGGAGATTGTAGGTGCTCTTATCCAACGGATAGTGATACATGTCCGTGTGGTCTTTACATAACGACTCCATGTGTTCGCGAAGCGACTACTCCTTTACCCACCACAACTACAACGACCTCTCAGCCTCCTAGTCCCTGCGATATTTGCTATACGACAGTTGCACCTAGCACGACAACTTCTTCGACCACAAGTACAACTCCAGATCCTTGCCCAGGCCCATGCCGTTATCGCTGGAATAGTGCCGCAAGCTCTTGGGTGCTGATATCTGACCAGTGCGGATCTTGCGGTTGCAGTTCGGCACCAAGTACTCCAGGGACTGATGACTGCCAAGTACTTGGTGTTTCTTGTCGGTACTACACAACCACATCCAGCACTACAGCTAGCCCGACAACGACAACTCCAATTGGTGCGTGCTGTATGCCGATAGGCGGGTGTTCTGAAAGAAGCCAATCTAGTTGCACATCCGTTGGCGGAACATATCAAGGTAATGGCAGTACTTGTGCCAGCGTCAATTACTGTTCCTCGCAAAATGGCGCATGTTGTATTCCATCAACGGGTGCGTGTTATCAGGGGGTGACGCAGGCATATTGTCAGGCGGCTGGTCATACCTTCATGGGGGCTGGAACAACCTGTGCCGGTGTTACTTGTGCATCACCAAGCACAACGACTTCTGCCACGACGACTAGCACAAGTACTTCTACTTCAACTTCGACTAGCACAAGTACCAGTACATCGACAAGTACAAGCACAACCACAACAGCTTGCCCATGTGCATGCTGCTACACAGACTGCTCATGCCCTCAAGCTACTATGCCAAGTCCATCATGTGCTCCTGGTTCGGTGTGGAATTGCACGACATGCTCTTGCCAGACTACGACAACGACTACGACGACTGCGGCGCCAACAACAAGCACAAGTACTAGCACCAGCACTACGACAACTAGCGCTGGAACTACAGGATCTCCCCCGTCACCTCCCCCAGGTTTTTAGCGAGGCATTATGAAACTGACTATTGGAATGGCAACGTATGAGGACTTCGATGGTGTGTTTTTTACCATCCAGTCTTTGAGGATGCATCAGGGGTTATCTCCCGATGATGAAATCATAGTTGTGGACAATAGCCCTGGAACTGCTCAGGGTAACGCTGTCAAGAACTTCTGTGAGTCAACTGGTGTTCGATACATACCAATGCAGGGAGCCAGTGGTACAACGCAAACGCGAGAGCGAGTCTTCAAAGAAGCGACCGGCGACATTGTGTTGTGCATGGACTGTCACATTCTGTTGGCATCTCAAGCAATATCTCGGCTCAAGCAGTGGTATCGTCAGCATCCAGACACTATCGATCTTTACCAGGGGCCAATGATCCTAGATCAGCTTAATTGGTCCTACACTCACTTCGATCTCAGGTGGCGAGATCAGATGTGGGGCATCTGGGGAACAGCGTGGAAGTGTGAACATGGTTACTTTACAGTTCACGAAATCGAACAAAATAAAGCTGGCTACTTTATTTTGAACCCAGAGATGACTCCTGTTCCAGAGGAGTGGGGCTTACCTAAGCTTGACTACTTTGGTTCGGTTCAGGAGTTACTTGCCAGAGGCTACAAGCTGGCTGCTGGTAGCCCAGACGATGAACCGTTTGAGATACCTGCTCAAGGGCTCGGACTGTTTACATGTCGCAAAGAAGCATGGCTTGGATTCAATGAACACTTTCGAGCGTTTGGTGGCGAGGAAGGTTATATCCACGAGAAGTACCGTAAGCATGGACACAAGACCATGTGCTTACCATTCTTGGTTTGGAACCATCGGTTTGCTAGGCCGAACGGTGTCAGATACACACTGACTCAAGAGGATAAGATTCGCAATTACGTTCTTGGCTTCTTGGAGTTAGGCAGAGACCTAGAGGAGATTCGATCCCACTTCGCTTCTCAAGGAATGAAGCCAGGAGTCTGGGAGAAGATTGTTGCCGATCCAGTCAACTTCACGGTGAACTCGGCTGTTCTAACCAGTGCTAGTGGTCGACCAGTTTTGCAACCACAGCCTACAAACACCTACAGCCTGGAGGAGGTGTATAGGTGGGTTTCGCAGCAGCCTCGCGACTTGAATGAGCATATGCCAACCTTGCGTGCTTTGGCTGAAAAGTGTGAGTATGTAGCTGAGATGACTAAGCGACGAGAGAGTACAGTAGCACTCTTAGCAGCTAAGCCAAAGAAGATGATTAGCTATCAGGAAGAAAATGATGCGATCCTAGATGTCTTAGAGAGACTGAAAGACGGCAATACAGAATTGTCTATGGCTGTTGGTAGCCTAAATGACATTCCGCTTCCTACTCAAGAAGTCGATCTGTTGTTCATCGACACACGGCACAATGCTAACAGGGCAATGAAAGAGCTTGCGTTGTGGAAAGATCACGTTCGTAAGTACATTGTGTTTCACGATACTGAGACCAATGGGTTTACAGGTGACGATGGGCAGGGAGGTCTGTATTCTGCTATCCGTCCGCTCATTGAAAAAGGTTTGTGGTTCATATCACACCACAACAAAAATCAGTACGGGCTCACTGTGCTTGCGAAAAATCCAGAGGATCGGCCTAAGGAAGCTATATGGTTGTGGCCGCCTGGATTTGGTCCTGGCACTGAGATGTTTGAGATGCTCAAGGACATTGGCGTGACAGACAAACCTAACTGTTCGTGCAAGGCAACAGCAAACCAGATGGACATCTGGGGAGTTGAGGGCTGTCGCGATCCTCAGAACTTCCAGTGGATCTTGAATCAGGTCAACCAGAATGCAACGAACTGGTCATGGACAGATTACCTGCGCGTTGCAGCGATCAACGTGCTTAATCCAACGACTTGGAATCTAGCCTGGAAGATCGATCCAACAGACATACATGGATCGCTGATACGCGAAGCGATTCGTCGGGCTGAGTGCAAGCAGACCTGCACCAAAGAAGGATGTCAGGGAGGGTGCAAGTTATGATTGCAAGAATAGCTAGTGATGAGGTTCTAAATAAGTGCAAGCCAATTCAAGGCTGGATGTACGACGATGAGTTACTTTGGCTTTACGAGCAAGCCAGGAAAGCATCTCTGATTGTAGAGGTAGGTGTATGGCAAGGCAGGAGCACTACGGCGATGTGCCTTGGTACTACTGGTATTGTCTACGCTGTAGATCACTGGCAGGGTTCTCCGGAGGAGCTAGCAAACGCTCATTCGATTATGCAGACCGGAACAGGTCGTAGCGAGGTGATGACCAAAGCAATGCAGAATCTCATGGAGATGATTGACCAAGGTAAGTGCGTTCCACTGATTATGTCATCGGAGAGGGCTGCCGATTTTCTGCGTCCTATCCTGGCGGATCGTGGTGGTGCCGACATGATATTTTTGGATGGGGCTCATGATACCGATTCGTTTCGTAGCGACTTGCTGAAATGGAAAGAGTTAATCAGTCCTATTGGCTTGCTTTGCGGTCACGATCGTCACTGGCCTGGAGTTTCTGAAGTCTTGGCTGAGGTGCTTCCTGATGCTCAGAAAGGCCCAGGAAGTATTTGGTTTTACGACGGAGGTATCCAGTGAGATTTCTTTGTCTCTGCCCGACCTATAATCGACCGCAGCATTTAATCCAGCAATCAGTTGCTTGCTTCAGAAGCCAGGCTCACTCGGATGCGTTTCTTCTGATCTACGATGATCTGGGTACGCTCAACGAGGAGGTAGATGATGACATGGCGATCATCACAACCACGGAGCGAGAGCCAGGGATTGTTGCTAAATACAACAAGATGCTCAAGCTGTCTGAGCGTTTTGGTGACTTTGATGCTATAGCCCTTTGGGATGACGATGACATCTATCTGCCGAATCACCTGCTGTTTCACTCGCAGATACTAAATAATCACAACATGAGCTATCCATCGACGGTGTGGAGTACGTACACCGGCAAGATGGAAAAGGAAGCCAGTGGTGGTAGGTTCTGGGCTTCGCTGGCGATTCGCTGCATGGAATTCTCAAGGCTAGGTGGTTTTGTCCAGACGGAGCGTGCTGACTTCGATCAGCAAAGCTTGAACTACTGGAAAGCAAATACCACTTGCGGAGATCCGTGTCAGCTAGGAGAGCCAACGTATGTGTTTAGGTGGAGCGACACTGGCTGCCCGCATAGTCAGTATCAGATGAAGTCGCCCGATGACACCGAATGGTATGCAAGATTGGCTGTCAAGTAAAAAACAAATGCAATGGAATAATACAGGGAGGACTGTGCTATGGCAAATGAATTGAGTCTGCAAATTGGGTTGAGCTATTCCAAGGGTGGTGATGTCGATCAGGTTTCCGATGGTACCAGCATCACGGTATCTGGTACGGCCCGTATGAGTGGCCGTCAGAATATCGGAACGGTTGAGGAGCAGTTAGTCCTTGGAGATGTTAGCTCTGTTGGGATTGTCTGGATTAAGAATCTTGACACAACCAATTACATCACGGTGGGTACTGTTGCCGGTCAGCGTGGCTTCCGAATCAACGCAGGTGAGTGCTTTCCGTTTCGTGTTGCAAACAATGCCATTTACTGCGCTGCCAATACTGCGGCGGTTGATGTTTCGTACAAAGTCTTTTCTAACTGAGAAGTGCCATGACAAGATTAAATGATCCGATGAATCGCATGCCAAGCATGGAAAGACCTCAGCAGTCTCAGTACAGAAGCAACAATGCGATGAGCTTTGGTGGGAGTCGTCCTGGCTCTCAGTCTGGCATGGGTAATCAGAATCCATTGCAGGGCTTGCTTACCTTTAAGCCAAGCGGCAATCCTATGAGTCCGCTGCGACCACAAAGCCCCTACGATGAATACTACATGCCTAAGAGAGATATGGCCGATGCCAGAAGCGCTATTAGCAACTATATGTCCGGAGGCAATCAAAGCCGCTCATCTAATGCGCAGCCATCGCCGTCTGCTTATGGTTCGGGTAGGCAGCAGCAGATGCCGTTTTTGCCAGGGAGAGGTAGTAGTTCAACTACGCAGCCACAATATGATGATTTGTTGTATAGGTTTAACCCTGATGCGCCTGCGATGTCAAAGAGAGAGATGATTGATAAAGGTGGGGCTTTCAAAATACCGCTCGGTGGTGGCAGTAATAACATCAATGACTTTGCGATTCCTGTAGCGAGTGGCTTCCAGCGAGGTTCTGTGTTTGATAGCAAGAATGACGCGTCTCGTACAATGCCTCGGCAATTTATGCGGTCTACTGATGGATACTTTAATTCGTACAACGGCTTTTTATCGCGCCAAGCCGCAAGACGCACTGGCTCTCCGGTTGGAAGTGAGGAGAATAATCAGTGGGTCGCTGCAATCAATGAGATGCCGAATGCTCAGCTTGATGATTTTTTTGCCAAGAACACTATACCTTATTACAAAAAAGCGTTTAGCCCAAATAGCGATCGGATTACTTCTGCTCCATTGTCGACAGATAGTGCTACTTCAGGGCGTGCTTTTGCTCCGGATTATGGTGAGGCACCTGCGCCTCCACCAAGCACAGAGCCTTATGTTGACAAGACTGGAGATGATCCGTGGGTGCAGAATATAAATAGTACGGACAACGAAAGTCTAGATTATGATGTGAGGCAAGGTCTGAACTTGTTTATGAACGGTGATGGGTACGATAAGATATATCCATATTATGGAAATATTAAGCTCTACAGCCCACCGGACTACTCCATGATCGATGGGTTTGCACGCCGCCATCGTTATGGAGTTACACGTCCTGAGAAAACAATTCCTCCGTCTTCGGCTACTCCAGCAGTGCCTGGCGCAGGCGCACCTTTACCTGCTGCACCTCAATCGCCATTGCTTCAGCAAATGTTTGGAGCGTCGGCACCGCAAGGTAATATGTCGTCTTTGTCAAATCCTATGAGACAGCAGACTCCAGAAGATGCATTGACAGATTTCAATGCAGAGGCTCGTCGATTGGCTGCACAGCCACGTGAAAGCATGGGCAAGATAATTAGTGATCGTATTGCAGAGAATATTGAAGATGCTTCTCGCTTAGGTCGGATCGATGCAGAAAATACTGTGGCCAACAATCTTTATGACAAAAGGGGTTACTATGCAACTCCATCGCAAAGACGTTCCGGCTTTTTTAGTTCCGGCATGGGTGCATTGCCAAGTGATGCTGCAATTATGGAAAACCAGAATCGTCCTTTGGGTGATGGTGGACCTGCTGCTGCGGCGGCTCGTGCTGACCAAGAAGAAAGACGTAAGAGAGCAGAGGATGCTATGGGAGGTCCAAGTCCCGATGGCTTAATTCGCTACATGCCGGAACCGGATCTCTTGGCTTTTGCCAATCAGGATCGACGCAGAGAGGATCAGCAAAAGTTTTCGGCTTTGCAGGACGCTGGCATGTTCCCGAATCCTCAGTCAGGATCCAATCCCAATATCGGGAATTTCCAGCGCGAAGATCTTAAGGCAATGACTCCCTCTGAGATTCAGTTCTATAGACACAAGATGAACATGGCGACTAACCCTGTGTATCGCGATCGCATCAATGCTAAGCGTGAAGCGAGGTCACAAGACTTAGCGAATCAAACGAAGACCCGACTAGAGATGGCTGCTAATCGTCGCCAAGCTGCGGCTGATGCGGCTGGCGCTTCTCAGCAGTTGCGAAACCTTGTGGCGGGTCGCGGTGCTATTGGTGGTGGGCAGGATGGATTCAATGCCCTGATGTCGTTGGCCGCTATGCAAGATCCAAATCAAGCGTTTGGTAATTACGGTCCATCATACATGGCACAAACTGCCCCAGAAAGAGAGAGGCAGTATGTTGAAGGGCAAAAGGATATAATGAAGTCAAGGGCTGATATTGATAAGATAAAACAAAATGAGGCAATTCGTCAGCAAATACTTGTATCTGATGTTCCAGATATAGAAAAGCAAAGAAGGCTTCAGACTTTCGATAATTACATTATGGGTTCAGGGGTGGGTAACAGTGGCGGCTTTGGTTCTGATCAAGTCGCGATACCTAGTTGGGTTCCATCGCCGGATAGGATTGAAAACGACACTAGACCTACGGCTGAAAGAATTGCTGCATACAGGGAAAAGCTAAAGAATAACAGTCAATTTTCAAGATTGCCAGCAGAGCAGCAAGAGTTGATAGCAAGTCAAATGATAGATTCGTACTTTGGGCAAGGGGCAACTCCATCTGACATAGCCGATTATGAGCAAGATAACAATCCATATTGGTGGTGGAGAAATGTTATTTATCCATTTCAGGAGTTATTTGGTGTTGATAGGGCTAGTGATCTGAGGCGAAGAGAAAAATCTAGAGCGATGACTCCGTTTTCTGGCTCACCTCCGACTCAGGGTTCTACAGAAAGTAATCAGGCTCCAGTTACTCCGAAGGTGCAGACTCCAGTTAGTCCACCTTCAACTGGTGTAAACAGATATAGGTAAACTTGAGCGTGTTAGGAAAGCTTAAAAAATGCAAATACAAGGAAGTGCGTGATGGATAGATCGCCATTTAGTTACGAACCGCCTAGATATGTTTCAATGGAAGAACCTGATTCTGGCGAAGATATGGACTACGGTGTTTTGGGTAATGTGTTGAGCGGTGCTGGTAATCTAATTAACCTGCCAGGATCTATGGTGCGAGATGCGATCTCGTTTTCTAATCCGTTCGATCAGTTAATGACTCCTTTCAGTGATGAGAATCGAACCAGTGGTGCAGAGATTTCTCGGTACTGGATGGGTGGTGATGAGAACTCCGGTGGCAACCAGATGGCTGGCTTGCTCATTGATACGCTAACAGACCCGTTAATGCTTATGACGGGTGGTACTGCTGCGGCTGGTAAGCTTGGAGCCAAGGCTGGCATGTCTGCACTGAGGGGTGCTAAAGGCGTTGGTAAGGCTGCCAGAGGTTCTTATCAGGCAGCAAAGCTAAACACTCCATCAGCAAGAATGGCTGGAATGCTTGATAAGTCAAAAAATAATACTATCGACGCTTTAGCTAGAAAAGTAAAAATAGATGATGCGGTTGCTGATGCTGCTCGACGAAATGAAATGAGTCAAGGCGCCTATCTTGGTCAAGGCGGAGGACCTGCTACTGTGTCAAATCTTGAAGAGCTTCAGGCAGCGGCGCAAGCTGCTGATGACCAAATGAGGTTTTACGCCGATCGACTTGCTAATAGAACTAAAAGACTTGACAGATTTAAGGAATCTCGCCCTATTGCGATTGCGTCCGCTGAAGCAATTCCTTATGTGGAAGGTGCTCGTGTTGGGGCAAAGCAGCTTGGCAGCAACATGTACTCTGGTGGCATGGCTGGACTTCGCGGTATCCGTGATCAAGCAATGGGTCTAGGTCGTCGCGCACTTGGTGGTGATCGCAACGCTATGCTCCAATCTGCTGCTATTGCAGGCAATACAGCCAATGCGATGGGTGGTCTGAATATGCGTGATGAACCATCTCTTGAAGACATGATCGCTCAGGCACTCATGGAAGACCCAGATCTAAGCCAGCAGTTGTTGATGATGCTCAGCGGTGAGTAGCATCGCAACGCATCGCTAGAATCGTTACACGCTGTCAGTTAATCTTGGGGTTAAGCTGTGGATCCATTCAATCTGAAAGCTTCTTTACGGGCTCTTGCTGCATCCAAAAGGCAGGAGCCTGTTTCTGTTCCTGAGGAAGAGAAGAATCCAGTTCGCAAGCTGGGAAGTAAAATACAAGCTGACATTGTGAAGGAGGCCCCTCCTGGTTTGCTTGAACGCGCTGGCGGAACTGCGCTCAGTGGACTCGCAACGGTAGGTAACTTGCTTGACGTACCTGGTTCCATGGTCAGGGATACACTTTCGTGGCTACCTGGAGGACCAAAACCACAGAACCCGTTTGACCAATTGGCTTCTCCGTTCACGCATGAGAACAGATTGACTGGTCGTGATCTTATGCGAGGCTATGGTCTTGCTGGTAAAGAAGACACGATGCTGAACTTCCTGACTGGATTGGGTGCTGAAATTGCACTTGATCCGTTGTCATATTTGACATTTGGCGCTTCCGCCATGACTAAAGGTGGGAAGGCAGCCAGGGCTTTGAATCTTGAGAATAGGGCTATCGATACCGCATCGAAAGCACTTGGTCGCAAAGTTGGAAAGCGTGAGGCTCGCCACGTTGTTACACCGAGAATGCTCATAGAGGATGCCTCGAATGATATAAGGCGTTTTGACGAAAAAGAACTGACTGAAAGGTTCAAAGATTTTGGTGTCGATGAAGCTAGATTGGATAGACCACTTGGGGGGCTGGCTAAGATTTCTATTCCATTTACGGACAGGCCATTTACTTGGAATAAGAAGCCAGTAACTTTTTGGGGGCTAACAGATGAAGAAGGTATTATTGGAGTCGGTCGTATTCGTGGAAGGGGCGAGCCTCCTGTTGATAAAATAAAAATTCCAGATACTCCACCTAATGATAAAGGTCCGTCCATTTCTCCAAGTGGTACAGGTCCTGCTGGGCCAGATGTTGATGGTCCAACGCCGCCACCGTCTGGTCCTAGCCCTGGTCCTAGTGGTCCCGCACCTACTACGGGCGGTCCCATGAATCCTGCTGGTGGGCCAGATCTTGAAGGTCCAACACGTAATGAGCCCGTCATCGATCCACCTACTCCTAAGGGCGGTGGACCCATTGAACCGATTGCTAAGATTACACCTCGCGGTGATGAGTTAGACATTGATATTGATGCAGGCCCAACTGGTTCCGCTAAAGCAGTCGTAGCATACTCAAGTGATGCAGCCGAAGATCCTGCTATTTTGATTAGTAGTTTCTCTCGTATGCCTGAAGCCAGTGTTGGTACTGGGCGAGCTATAATCAATAAGATCGTCGAAGTGGCCAAAGATAAAAACCCTTCATCTATCTCTGGTAAGTTTGATAACTCTCAAGCACTTGGGGCGTTTCTTTCTGTCTTTGGTAAAGACAATGTAACTTTCTACGATCGGGCTACTGGGAATCCGCTGGACATTTCATTTGCTGAAGCGCTGAAGTCTCCCCAGAGTTACATTGCAACGCATGAGTTCAAGAAGCCAGTTGCTGAGACTATCCAAGAGGCTGCTCCTACCGTAGACGATATATCTCCACCTGCCTCTACTGTTAATGAGATTGCTCCTGCACCGGAGCTACCGCCAGCGACTATCCAGCCTGAACTGAAGGGCTTCGAACCTGAAGTGGTTACAACTCCAGCAGTTGCTGAATCCTTACCTCAATCAACCTTACCACCCGCTACAGTTCAGCCGACACTTGCTGGCTTTGAGCCGGAAGTGATTAAGGCTGCTAAGCGTGGGCGAAAGGCGAAACAGAAGCCGGTGACAGAGGCTGAAGCTAAAGACGCCTACAATACAACCATTGCTGCAAATGAGATACGGGATGAGGCTAAGGCAATTGCAGAGCAGGCTGCAAGACAGGATGCTATTGCCCGCTGGCGATCTAAGTACCCCACTTCAAGCAAGGAATATCTAGCTAGTGGCGACTTGTCAAAGTCTGACTACGAGAAAGCTTTGACCACTGGAGTCGCTCCACAAACACTTAAGCAAATCATTGATGACGGAATTACCGAAGGGGCATTTAGTAAGGAGCAGGGAGATAACTTAAAGTCTATCATAGACCAAAACACAGCAAAGCCGTCTGTAGCAGAAACCCCAGCCGCATTCAATACGCAGCCAACAGCTAATGTGCAACGGGGCCTAGCTAACTTCGAGCCTGAGGTTGTTAAAGTTGCCAAGAGAGATCGTAGGGCGAAAGAGAAGCCAGTTGCTGAGGCTGCACCAGTCATTGAACAAGCTATCACAGCAGCAAGAACCGTTGATGATGCTCTTGATCCAGCTAGAGTTGCCAACGCTGAGAAAACAAAAACAGCTAACGAGTTTGTTCGTAGATTAGGTGGCATACAGGTTGATGGGCGCCCCAAATACGGACCAAAAGAACTTGAGATCGTTCGCTCTGTTGCACTTGGTAATGTAGATGGGGCCGTGTCCCAATTCAAAAACTACAAGGAACGCGGACTTGATTTAGAGTTGAATTTTTCCAAACTAGGAGAACGAGCTAAGAACGAAAAGTTCATCACAGAAGCTCAGCTTGCTGAATATCAAAGTAAGATGAGAGATGCCATAACCGATGTGTATCTCAAGAACTACGACATCATGCGAGATACACCCGCAAGTATTGGGAGTCGTGCTGGCGTCGATGTGTGGTCAACGCTTGATCCTAACATCAGGAGCATGTTTAGCGGTAATAAACAATTCGGTGATGCGATGACAAAGCGCGCCGGATTTTTGCGTGACCAGGCAAATAAGCAGGCCCAAGCGGCAGCTAAGGCGGCAGAAGACGCAGCCAAAAAAGGCAAGCTAAAATCAGAGGTCGGCGCCGCAGCAGGTGATGGCCTTGCTCCTCGCATGGTAAATCTAAAATCGCTTGAAGGTTTGCCTGAAGAAGCTAAACCTATTGTTGGTGAAATGCTTACCAAGATAGGCCAAAAGCTATTCGATGACGTGAAGCTACAAGTGGGTGGCGATGGTGCAAAAGCTACCGTTGCTGGCGACATCGACATGAACACTGGCTTCATCAACATCTACAATGCAGCAATTAAGAACAAAACCGTAGACAAGACTACGATTCACGAGCTATGGCATCACCTATCAAAGTATGTATCGCCGGATGAAGTTCGTTCTGTACGCAATGAATTCGAATCTGCTGTCGCTGCATTCAAGAAGTCAGAAGGCAATAAGGCTTTGCCGTATGAATTGTCTAGTGTAGATGAGTTCTTCGCGCACAAAGTTACTGACCTGAGCATGAAGTACTTGGGCAGGGAGAAGCCAGTTGATTTGATTGGTAAGGTTTGGACTAAAGCACTTGAAGCGTTTGAGTATATTTGGGATGCAATCAGACAAACACTTGGCTATGACCAAACCAAGAAAATCATGTCTAGCTTCCTGAATGGTCATCGTTCAGAGATCAGCAAGTACACTGACGCAACGATGACGCAGCGGTTGATGGATGAGTTGGAGCCTAGCGAAATCAGAGAAACTAGAGGATTGCTCCAATCTGAATATGACCAAACTTTAACTAGTCCAGAGATTGCCGAACAACTGTCGAAATTCCGGTCAGCTAAGATAGCCAAGGGTATGGACCAGATCGGTGAGCGTATCTTAGACACCGCTCCAGCTCGTCAACTTACCGCACTGTTCGACCAAAGCGTACTTGGACAGCTAACTAAAGCTGGGCAAGAGATTGCTCGGATGGCATTCACGGCTTATCGCGAATCAGTTCTGCGAGAAAGAAAGTTCATGTCAGACCATGTGCGAACTTGGTATGACACACCGAACATTCGTGAAGACGTAATTATTCAAGAGGAGTTGCCGTCACTTGCAAATTACACGACTGCTGCTAACGGCGACAAGAAGCTAGCAGCCAAGCGACAACTGGTAGACGCGCGTAAAATACAGAATGAACGAGTCAACGATATACGTCGCATCATGGAGCGTAGTATTTTTGATTCAGAAGGTAAAGTTCGTCCGAACGCTCATGTTGTTACGCCTGAAATGTTACCAGCTTGGGTCGGTCGTGAAAAGATTGACGGTAGGATTATAGAGAACCCAGAGCGTAGAATTCAGTTGTCTCGAATGTTAACCGCGTTCCGTCAAAAGATCGCTAACATGATAAGAGACGAACACGGTGCTGGCGTGAATACTTCTTGGCTGGATGGATACTATCCACGTATTTCACCGAATCTGCCTGGAAGCAACTTCTCCCTGTGGAATCCTAACTACGGGAAAATACTTGATCCTACTCATCCCAGTCAAAAACGAAGAAAAGACTTTTTCGTGGGATATAGTGATGGAACATCTGTGGTCAATGATATTTCCGTAGACCCTGACTTTTCTGGAGTGCATGCCAGAAAGAAGGTTCGAGAGGATCTTCAAGATAAAGAAGTTTACGAGTATGCGAAAAAGCTTTGGAACAAATATAGGGACCGTCTTTTCCCTGACAAAATTTCTATGTCGTTCGAGCAAATGCTTGCTACCGACAAGATTGCAGGAAAGAAGATAACTGAACTTACGCGAGCAGTAATGGAGCTTGATCCTCGCCATGCAGAGTTTCAAATTCCGATGTTCTCTAATGATCTATTTTCTGCGTTTGAGTTGAGACTGGAACATCACCACCGTTCCATTATGCAAGCCAATGTTATTCGCAATCTTATAAAAAGAGACATTGCCCCAAGAGACTTGCTCGAATCCAAGAAAGCGGTAACTCTAGATAAAGTTCTCAGAGAGTCAAAATACGACAACCAAAAGGCCATACCTTTGGTTATGAATTCAATCCCTGGCAGTGTAATGCTGCAAGTCGATCAAAGATTCTGGGCTAAGGAAATTCAAAACAGAGTCGACAAAGCAAAGCAGTTATACGATGAGGCTATGCGACAGATAGAACAGGGAGTTGCAAGTCCAAGTACCGCCTATGTTGATCCAGGTGGAAAATCAGCGACGTTCGATCCCTCTAATTCAACAATCAGGATTAAGAATTTCTTTGATTCCGGAAAAGAAGATAGCGACCTATACGACCTAACCATAAGAGTAAACTTCAGAGACCCCAACAAAAGCGTAGCTGAGCTAGTTCGATGGACAGTTGTTGATGATGAAATAATTGAGACGCCTCCGGTGGTATTAAGGAATCCCCTTAACCTGACACCTGATCAGGTAGGAAAGTACTACAAGAGCGACCTACCTCCCAAGTACTTACTAAATGAACTTGTTATACCAGATGACATCGCAAGTGCTGTAACCAAGTTCGTTAAGGGGCCTCGTGTACTGGAGGAGATGGGACCGATTGTTAGAGGCTACGACAAAGCCACTAACATGTGGAAGATGATGCAGACTGGTATGATGCCTTTCATATCCTTTCATGGTCGTAACCTTGGGTCAGGACAAGCATCCAACTTCTATCTGGGAATTCAAAACGATCCGAGATTTCAAGAGTTTAATTTTGCAGATCCTAAGACCTGGCTCAATCCTATAAGAAAGTTTACAGCACCCATTGCTGATGCCCACAGACTACAGACGGGACAGGAGATAAAAGACATATCTAAAGCTCCAGCGTTTAAGGGGCTGGGATACACAGACGAGCAAGCTACCGAGAGACTGAGACGCATGGCTTACGCTCAAGGTATCACTGGTGAAAAGCAAGGGCTCTCCGCTGAGCAACTTATGGATACTGTTGGTACAGCAGCATCGCAGTACCCAGGTCTTGATCCAAAAAGAGGCGTCAATCCTCTTGCGTGGAAGTGGTCGGAAGCGGCTCCAGAATCTACTTTCGCTCAACGCTGGCTAATGCCTTGGATGAGTAAAGGTGTCTTGTCTGATGCTGATGTGTTTCGCCCAGGCCAACTAGGTCGCGACCTTGGTTCATACACTGAAGGCTTAAACCGCTTGGCTCCTTTTATCGCCATGATACGTCAAGGCTATGACCCAAGAGCAGCAGCCAATGCGATCAATAGGGCTCAGGTTGACTATACGAATCTATCTAACTTTAACCGAGAGTACACGCGACGATTGTTTCCTTTCGCTACCTACACGCTAGGTATGGCACCAACTGTCTTCGGTGAGTTGATGCAGCGTCCTGGTGGTGGTATGGCTCGTACCATAATGACTACCACACAAGCAGGGCAAACGGACGAACAAGGTGTGACGCCCGATTATATCCGAGAGACAGCTTCCATTCCTCTTGGAGTCTCTGACGATGGAACGCGATCTTACATCACTGGCTTCGGTTTACCGTTCGAAGATCCATTGCAGTTTGCTCAAGCAGCCAGAGGAAATGTTAGTGGATTGTTGCGTGAGGTTGGTTCACGAATGAACCCAATTCCGAAAAGCCTTATAGAGACAATGACAGGCCGATCGCTTTATCAAGCTGGTCCATTTGGTGGTCGCGAGATAGAAGACTTGGACCCAACTATAGGACGTATTGCTGCGAACGTCAGTGATTTGATCACGGGTGAAAAGACAGAAAGGGCGCAGCCTTTCATCAGTCCTTGGACAGAATATGCAATAAGTAATGCTGGCCCTGGACGCATGCTTAATACAATCAGAACTGCAACCGACCCTCGCAAGTGGGATGTGATTCCCTGGAAGCTATTGCTCAACTTAGGAACAGGTGTTCGCGTTGCAGACGTATCTCCTTCTGCACAAGATGCAATCCTAAGAGAAAGACTTGCCAGAATCATGAAAGACTTCGGAGGAAGAATGTATACAAGACCATACTTCCCAGATTATGCAAAAGAAGACTGGAGCCCTGAAGAAGCTAGAGATGCTTTAGAGATCGATGCCCTCATGAAACTTCTAAACAAGAGAGCGTCTGATAGAAAGAAAATGGAAGAATAAAAACAGGGTGGCACCCGACACACAACGAGTACCACCCCACCAGCTACCTAGCCAACAACAACGAAAAACTAGGCAACCAGCTTAGTCGTCTTCCCAGTCAACGCCGAATACTTCTTCTACAAGTTTCACCTCACCGAAGCCAGGAGGTGTGAACGTGTTAATAGTATCAACCGCCTTAAATGAAAACAATGGTCCTTCCGACTCATTTCCACCGTTGTCAATATAAACTAAATGAATGCCAGCATCTGCGTCCTGAGGCACCATAAAGCTCACACTGCCACCCGCTGCATCGACGGCAATCTTATTCTTCTTGCCATCATAGTGTACGCATAGTTCTTGCGATGAAAGATCGCCTTCACTTGGCAACGCCGGAACTTCTACACTATACACCAACCCATCACGAACATCTGGCATAAACACTTCTCCATTTAGAACAGGCACCACGCTCGGTGGAACGGGCGCCGACAAAAAGAAACGGACTATCTTTCTCCATAGCCAAGCTAGCCATCTCATCGCCTAGCATCCCTCGCTTGCGACTCCATGCACAACACCATCATGCGGTCGCTAATAGCTAGTGCTACTGGAATTGGAAAGTTCTGGAAAGTTGAGGAGCCATCCATATTGGTGATCTCAATCGTCACCAATTCTGTTCCATCCATAGCACTAGGTCCTACCACCTGGGTTAAGTAAACCTCAGGTATGCTCATCTGAATCTCGCGATACTCATTATCGTTAGCCATCTCTTGATCCCCTGTATTCTTCCTTGCAGCAGGGTTTATCTTTTACTCGGCGGTATACACTTCGGTCTGGCGCTTTAAGCCAGTGGGCCATGCCATGTCTTTGTTCGTAGTGAAACTTCGCTCTTCGAACACTAGGTTATTTGTGGGCTGCACTGTTATGCGATCATTCTCAAGTCGCACAAAAGTAAACTCCTTACTTTGCTCCACGTTCTCAGAGAACCCATCGCCTATAGGGGCTGCCGTAAACAGATAGGAGCCAGCGAAATCGCCCTGCTTTGTCTTAGCCTTGCACCTTAAGCCAGCAAGGTACCTGTACTCTATCAGCGTAAAGTCGTAACCATAACAATCCCATGTTTGAGAACCGACCTCGCTCCACACGATCGGCTCCGGTGAGGCTGAGAAAGCCAGGGCATGAAGCGGAATGTTTCTATAAATCGCACCACTTTCCAAAAGTAAGTTGCAGCCCCAAGCTCGACCAGGGAAACTGACGACACCAAACCACACCGCAGGAATAAAGCCTTCTGGCTGCTTGTGCGTAAAGCGACTGTCTACATAAACGTACTGGTGCTTTATCAGGTCTCCAACCAGTGTGTATCTCATGTCCAATCCTTGTGCTAGACTGATTCCTGTCTACTCGGTAAGTAGTGAGTGAACTCAAGACAATGCGCAACGCTTCCCTTGTCATTAAGGGGTGGCGCTATGACATAGCCACTGTGGTGATGTTGACTAGCTTCTCTGTGCTTATGTGGGGACCGATTGCTCGGCATGACTTATAACCAGGACGTAGCGTCTTCGGGATCCATTACCTTCCGTTGCCTGGGTTTCACACATCGTTACTAGGTTTACTCAGGTGCAAGCTGAGGATCTTTATTAACTGCATCTTTTCGGCCTGTGTTTAACAACACCTACCAGGGATAACATCCAGTTAGACGGAACCCTATTGTTCACCACGAACATATTGCACTACCTAACAAAAAAAGGTGCAGAGCTAGAAGGATCTAACCCCACACCACTGGCTTCTTATCTCTCCTATCAACACTACCGATGTAGATTAAACAACATTGAATTCAAGCAAGCCAGCAGGATTCGAACCTGCATATTAGGGGGCGACCCTACGCTCTTCCGTTTGAGCTATAGCCTGCGTGCTGTACCCGCCTTGCGACGGGCACGTTACTGTCCCTACACATGGCAGGTCAGCTAGTACAGTTTAGTAATCACGACGTATTGCGGACAATACCTTAGAGTGAAAAGCTTTAAGATTTATTCCATGACAATGAAATTATTTCTTCATGCTCTTGGAACCTTTGCAGGCCCATCTCTTTCTGCTTATGTCATTGGCGCATGGAGGATTGTCGCACTTGGGGATCTTTGCTGAGCGAGCACAGTAGGCATCGCCTTTGGCGGTTCCAGGTTTAGGCGTAACGCCAGCCTGCCCTACACTTCGCTTCTTACCGTCGACCTTCACAGCCACTGCCTTGCCCTTAGCTGGCTGACTAGCCGCTTTCTTTGGCATCTCTTCGCTCCTTCACTACTAACTGGGGGTGGTAATTACTGAAGACGACTTCAGTGAACTCAATCCCCTATCAAATACCACTTTCAAGGTATGCTCATTACTGAAGTGACTTCAGTAATCTATCTCCTACTGGCTTGCTGGATCTTTCGTACCAGATCTCTTTCGCTCCAGGGTGGCACGCATGAAGTGTTCCACTCGCGAAGCAGATCAAGGGCAGTCTGTTGGTCTAGGCCAAACCCATCTACCAGAGCCAGTGCTGCTGTGTACGTATGTGTGTGACCGAATTGACCTGAGTAAGCAGGGCCGTGTTTAGCAAGCCAGTTGCGTGCGATCTCAACCCTGGCTACCCCATGCTCCCTAGTATTCTTCCTGCTAAGTTGAATTGGCTTTTCCTTCGGTTGTATTTTTTTTATTAGGCGGAACAGTTCGCTACTGCAATCGTGCAATTCGGTGTGCATGGAGATCCGCATACCTGTGTAGCAAAAGAGGCGAGCCTTTCCGTAAACCTCAATCCCTGGCTTCTTACCATCAACCGGATCGCCAGCAACTTTGATCTTCAGCTTTACTCCGGTAGGCACCTCTCCGATCCCAAATATCTTGATGCCTGTTTCGCTAGGAGATACCTCGGAATAGGTCAGGAAGTTATTGGCTATGTTCATTGCCCAGTTACTAAGTCGCCCCTTATCCAGGCAGCCGTCTAGGTCTATGCCAAATAAGCCAGTTCCTTCAGAAAAGACAAAACCCAAGCCAGCATATCTCTTAGTGTTTCTCTCGTATCGGTAACGTGCTTCGCTGTAAGTACCCCACGTTGATGGCTCATTGGTCTTTGCAGCCTTGCCAGTCTTTGGATTGTAGGGCATTTTTACTTTGCTACCGTCTCTATTCCACCAGCCCCAGACGACCCAGTTTGGAAGTGAACTCATGATACACGGAGGCTCATAAGATCTAATCACACACACTGGCTTCTCAATGCAATAAGTCATTTTCTACGCCTCATTTTTACATCCCTACAGTAGATACAAGGCGTTGTAGTAATCATGTTTTCACAGCTACGGCATCGCCTTGGAAGCCTACAGTATTTAATGGGCACGAAAATTTCGTTTCGCCTTCGCTCTTTAATTTCCTTGAGTCTTTTCCTTATCTCCTGTAGCGTTGGCTTCCAGGCTTGCTCGTTCGGCGCTGAGATCTCTTTCGATGGCTTGCTTGGCGTTGAATTGTTTTTTGGCATATCGCACTTCTAGCTTTGGGATCAAGGTGGTGGGCACATCGGCGGCAGTATAGCCAGCAGCGTCTAGGCACAAGTTCTTGTACCAGTCAACGTCGCAGCATTCCTCTAGGATATTTACCTGATCCAAAGTTTCTCCGGCAGCAATATGATTCATTAACTGATCTACTAGCTCTCCGCATTCAGTGATCATTCCAATGATTCCATGTACAAGACGTATGCGCTCAGACAACCGTTGTCTTTGTACTGAGTCAAGTTCACCAGGAATGCTGTCCTTGATCGCCTTGTCCCTATCGCTTAGCGGCTTGCCGTAATAAACATGCTTCTTGAGAACATCAAGTCCGCCTGCCGTATCACAGAAGCTAACGAGCAGATTGACTAGGATTCCATTGCACTCAAGAATGCGAGCCGACTGCATAGCGTGATCATCAGCCTCTGTTCTTAAACATAATTCGTGATAGTTCTTCAAGTCCGTCACGCTCATACTCCTTGTGTTGCTCAATGCGTCGATCGATTAGTTTCATTTCCAATAGAAAAATTTCTTCAGGACTTGGAAGGTGTTGCCCTGTATACCAGTCCCAAAAGTCTTCGTCGTTCTCGTAGTCAAGATAGCTCGGCCAAGGTTGATGCATGCGATTGGCTGCTGCTAATGCACGCTTCTGCTCCTGAACCTTTCGTCCTATTTTGCCATTCCCATTATGCATTCGTAGACTTCCTTGTCCCTTTGAATAGTTACAGTGTTGTCTACAACCTGTAGACTGGCACTCTTGCAGTTAGATAAAGCTTGGTGCAAATACTGAGCGTTGACGATTACCGACGCTTCTGGGTGAGCAAGTGGAATCGTTGCCCTAAACTTGGCTTTCTGAGTATGATGGCTAGCTGTCACGCTTTGACCATCGAAGTGCAAGCTCAATCCTGTTTCATCGTTCTCTGATACCGCCAAGCCTTGGCTGGCAATAGCTCTCATGGCAGCAAGGTCTAGCTCAACAAGATTGGCTTCTTCGAATTGCTTCTCAAACCTTTGGCAGTTAGGAAACCTTCCCTCTGATTGCCTGCACAGATAAACGATATGCGGAGTTTCGATCATTAGCCAAGACGGATCGATTCTAATCATGCAGTCCCCATCCAGCCCTCCAAGGATTGCTGGTATTGCCTTGACTACATTGTGAGGAATCATTGCAGAGAATGATCCTATGCCTTCGCAGGCAGACTTAAACAACGAAATGCGGCGGCCATCCGTGGCCGTGAGCTTAATAACCCCTTGCTCTCTAATGCCACAAATTTGCACAGATCCCAGTGAGTATCTAGTAGATTCCTTGTCCATGCAGTGCGCAATCGAATCAACGATCGTCACCAACTTATCCACTGGAAAACTAAATATTTCGCATGAGGGAAAACTGCCGAATCCAGGAAACTCGTCAATGTCACAGTGACCTCCTAACTCAAACGAGCTAAAGTTATCACTAACAATTACCTTGCCTTGAGCAAAGCTAAAGTTAATCATCTCTCCAGACATCTTGGAGATAATTGCCTTTAGGTTTTCGTAGCTAACCAAAGCTATTCCAGGCTCGTCACTTTCGCATGGCGTTGTGATCTTAAGATTCTGATTGAGATCGGTCCCAATTATCTCAAGACTATCCTGCCCGAATACAAGCTTAATCTTGGTTAGCACTTCCTTTGGGGAAACACTGGGAATTACGTGCGACATCCGGCGCAATAGATTCAATAGTCGCACTCTGTTGGCAGCATTGATTGACATGGGGAATTGCTCGACTAATAGTAGTGATGAAGTCAATGATGTCATCCAGTCGGAACGTAACAAGCCAGGGCTTGCGGTTCTTGCGATGGAAGACTACAGGACAGTTCTTTCCTTGACTGTCCCTAACTGCCTGCGTAATAGCGGCGTTGATATTAAGAGACTCGACACGCTTGCACTCAATGTGGATTCCAGGGATACCAACTAAATCACTGGCTTCTCCCGTCTGCCCACAATACTGGCTAGTTCGTCTCGTCGTCGTCCCAAGGATCCTGTTCAGTTCCTCCTTCAGTTCCCTCTCCCCCACTTTCCCCTTCTGGCACCCGTTGATCTTCTTGCCCATCCCTGATCTCCACCTTGAGCTTTCGTACCATGTCCATAATCTTTAGATCGCCACGCAGAAAACTATCTACAGTGTCGATCTCTTCATCGTTATCTGGGCTGATCTTTAATAGGTTATAGATGCCCGCTACCGAGTTGTTCTCAACAATCCTTCCCCAGCCTATGCTTACCTTAACAGCCTCAATCAGAATCAATTCGTCGGTCGTTAGTACACGTTCCATGCTTCCCTCCTTATGGAATAATGTATTGCAATCCTAGCGTAGTGCCGTCAATACTGTCAAGAGTTAAAAGAAAAAAGTCCCGAATGACGCATCGGGACAACCGCGCACACGCACAGGTTCGTGGATTGAGCTATGACGAACTCGGCTCTCACGACTTACCACGACATTAGATCAAGCAGCCCTGATCCTACGGGTCGCACCGTCCAACGACAGGCTTAGAAGGCTCCCTCGTATTCGTAGCGGAAGCCAGTGGTTGCTGACAAGAATCGACCGTGTGCCTGCTCGTTCAACTTGCTGACCTCATGAGACATGGCAACACCAGTAGGTATCACTGTCTCTGCTGCCTCCTCAAGGTCCATGCCGAGCCTATAGGCACGCTCTACACACTGCTTGACATTGCGGGCTACCCAATTAGTATCTTCGGGGTTATCGCCTGACATGCCATACTTACGTTTATGAATCTCCCATACCGGAGCCAGTTCTTCGCTGGTTGGTAGAGGAAAGAAGAAGGTGTCGACAAAGCGGCTACGCAGAGCAGTGTCTAGGCCAGAGACGGTATTGCTAGTTGCAATGAACATAGCATTGTCCTGAGACAGAGCAGAGATTAGACGCAGAGCAGCCCGCAGTCTGGCTTCTGACTCACCGACATACGACCCCTTCATAGCACCGATGTCTAAGCGTACCACCATGCGATTGAACTCAACACCAACAGTCTTGGCTACCAACGACTTGCCGGTACCAGGAAGTCCCGTAAGTGATACGCAGTAGGAATTGTGATCCTCAATGTGTGACAGCAGCAAACCCAATGCGTCAGCGTTGATGCCGTTGCTATCGCCAGTATGAGCAATACCTGACTTCTCAATCTCGTCGATCCACACGATCAACTGTGGTGGCTTAGGCCCATTCATCAATCGATGAAAGTAATTCTTGATACCTAGCAAGCCGCCTACGCCATCGAAGCCTACACCCTCATAGTGAACCGACAAGCCGTGGGCCTGATCTACTAGCTTCTTCTTCTCTCGCCATAGCGTAGGTAAGTCAAAGCCGTCCGCAGTGTATGAGAGAGCAAGAGCCTGCTCAGCTTGAAACTTTGGCAAGCCTGCCACTGCATCCACGATAGACCCAAGAGTTGCATTGACCTGCTCGGAGATGTCGATCGAACTATTCTCGGCAATCATTAGCACTGACTCTTCGATCTCGTCTCTGGTAGGCAATGGATCATCAATGACGATCACATCACTACGTAGGCACTCAGGTAGTACGATGTCATTGTCGATCAGTACCAGCATACAACCCGCTTGAGCGAATCGATCTCGCAGGTTCATGATTGCTTGCTGTGCAGCATGAGCATTGAGTTGATTCAGTAACTGATCGCAGTGCTGTACAAATACGATTGTTCTGTCTGGGCAGAAGAACAGCGTGTTGAGAACAGAGTCAAGGCTACCCTTGCCATTCATTTGGTAGTTAGCTTGAACTGCATTCTTGCGTTGCCCGTCTGGAAGATTCTTAATGATTTCACCTAGAGTTGCCCAGGCAGACTTGCTTACATCCGTTGGCTCCTCCAGGTCAGAATAATTTACCTTTCTTGTTCCGAGTTCGATACCTGTCACGGTGTCCCACCGAAGCACTGCCATGTCTTCCAGTGCAAGCACTGTATCACGCAGGAGAGTAATGGGGTCTGCCGAGTTGATAGCCAAGATAGGCACACCACGACGATTGTAGAACCGAATCTGGCTAGCGATGTTGTTGCTCATTTTGTTTCCCTTAAATAGAAGTCTTTTGCCCTTCAGCGTACTTGTGTGCAGCGTCTACTCCACGCTGAGTTACGCAGAAGTTTGTGTCTCCGTTGACACGTTGAATAAAACCGAAACTAATTAGTTCATCAGCTAAGGGTTTGTCCCCTATCTCATGAACGAAATGCCTTGAGATTACTAATCTGACCAGAAGGTCTAGTGCTTGTTTCGACACCAGGAAATCCTTTGCGATCAATCCCAAGTGGATCCGATAGAATGATAGAAATGTTTCGTTGAGTCAGGGGCATTCGACTTTCTTGAAGTTCCCTTTTGACCCATCCAGGGTGCTGAAAGATATCTTGAACGCTAATCCCGCTCTCAAGCATCTCGTCTTTGGTTTTATCTAGCAGTGCATGGTACTCCTCCAGAGAGGTTCGTAAGCTAACCCCCTTCATTCCACTGTTGACAATCAAAGATCTCTGAAGCTTCCACCACTCTGGCTTGGATCTCCAGAGGAAAACATCTCCCGTTTCCACGAACTTATCAGCCATACTTGCTCCTCATCTAAAGCTTCTTTACGTGTGTTAAATGGCCCAAGGACAGGCCCACCAGAGGGTGACATATCAGCCACCCACTGGCTGCCCACCGGCTCTACGTGGCTTGCCCTGCGAATATCCACCTCGCCCACAGACTGTATGAACCTAAGCCGGTCATCGTAGATGCAAGTAATCTTCATGGTTATTCCATCTCCCGTTCCTTAAGTCGCTCTCGTTCGTAGAACTCTGGTGCATAAATGTCACTGGTCACTACACCTAAAGCAGAACTGATAGGTGCTGTGTGTGATCGGCATGCGGAGCCAGAGCAGCCAACGACTTCAAGCAGTGTGTCGCCGGTCTCAGATACCGTGGCCTTGGTCTGGCTACCGTCCTGATTCAGCAAGTGAAGCACTCTGTTGTTGCCCTCTCTCGTGTCAGAGACCAAAGGCTTGCCATCATTAGAGGCAGTCAGTCGAACGACGTTTGCTGCATACGTTTGTCGCAGCCTATTAATATCGCCTTCATTGCCCCAATGCCCGTTGAATGAGTCGTAGCGTAGCTCACCATCGGAAGCCACGATCGGGTATTTCCAGTTAGACAGATGGATAAACATACCACGGTAGGTGCCGTCGTATAAACGAACCTCCGAGACTTCTGTGCTAAACGCTTTGGCCCCTAACTCCTGGGCTGTTGCCTCAAAAGCGGACTGATTGTTTAACAGCATCTTAACGGTTTGTGAGTGAGACATCGACAAGTCCTTTTGGTTAGAAAAACAAAACATTAAATTGTAGCAGACAATACGTAGCGAAGTCAATACTATAGCTGCACGCGACGACGAACAACCCGTTCGGTAATCGCACTGACACTCTGCTGCAAAGGAGCCAGTGCCTGAGCCATGCTAGTTCTAGCTGTAGCTGATCGTTGGAGTGCTGTCGGGTTAGCCTGTGACAGGATCTGTCTGGCTTGGTCTACCACTGTTCGCATCGCCTCGGTGCTACCGACTCGCAAGTCTTGGAACCGATCAAGGAAGGAGTGGAGTGGGTCAAGCATATTGGACTTGACGGTCTTCCCCTCTGCCACCGTTGAAGCAATCCGTCCAAAGATAGTCTCCAGTTCAATCGCCAGTGCTTGTGTGGTCTCCTGTATCGCTTGATCCATCTGCAAGGCAAACCGCCGCCGCTGCTCCTCGTATAGGTCTGGACTAAGGAACTTAAGCCGATCGTCTGGGCCAATGGTTGGGTAGCTTACGTCGATGCCGAAGTGATCGGTAAACGAAGTTGGGTAGTACTCCTCACGAAAAGCATTACCTAAACTGCGTCGTGCATCCTGCACCAATTCGTCACGATGACGGTTAAGAGTGTTAACCAAGGTGACTAGCATTTCCTTGTCTTGTGCTACCTGCTCCTGAAATCTTTCCAGCTTGTCGATGTTCATTAGTCGGATCGTTGGCTCAGGAAAGCTAACCGTCCGTTCCACAAACGCTCGTTTGGTCTTGCTTAGGTGTGAGGTGACTGCTTGATAGGCAGGGTGCTTACTGTTGACGATAAGCTCCGTTGCCTTGATGCGATCTGCGTTAGCCTGGATCACACGCGTCATTGCTTGATGAGAATCCTCGTCAACTTTCTTGGAGTTGCCGAAGCGTTTCATCTTCATGCTTACAGCGATCGTTGTTTGCTGAAGTGATTCGGTCAAGTCATTGTCCAGTAATGTGCTCATAAATAAACCCTTGTGTGTAAGATAGGCAGCCCCGAAGGACTGCCCGTTAACAAAACAAAACACAACCACTACGCAGTGGCTGCTGATGCAGATGCCTTAGGCTTTGCCCCAAGCATCGGCATCTGTACGCAAACAATTCCGTTACCTACTAGAGAGACGGCCTTGTCCTCACCGAAGAAGTTCAGTGTCACCGTCTCTGCGTTCAATGATTCCGCCAGTTCCTTAAGTAGTTTGACATCCAGCGTTACCTCGAAGTTCGCATCTCCCTCCTCTCGTTCGCAATCAATCTTGACACTCGCCTTACCCACCGAAGCGTTCTCTGCCTTGAGAGTCAAGCATCGACCTGACCCAATGAAGTTAACACCTCGCGACTCGTCAGTTGTCATCAGTGATGCTCGTCGCAGAGAGCCAAGCAGCAGTGCTCTATCGATAACACGACTGGCTTCTGGATGACCATCAACCGATTCCAGTACCTTGTTGACAGCAGGATACCGACCCTCAATCTGTCGCCCTGCTACCTTGATGTTTCCGCTGGAGATCAGATACAGGTTTTCGTTGAAGCTAATCTCAGCTTCGCCTAGCTTGCCAATGCGTTTGATTACCTGGGCAGGAATGATAAGAGTTCCGGTATCCTGGGTCTCAAACGATGAATGGTAGTACATCAGTCGTCGTCCGTCCGTTGATGCGACCTCCACTGAACTAGGGGTGAGGTTAAGCCAGATGCCCTGCAAGGCGTATCGGTTAGTCGTGTCGTCGGTAGCCACGGTCATAGCATTTGCCCTTGCCATTAGGCCAGATGGTAGCGTACTATGGTAGTGAGAAACAGACGGTAGTGCAGGCAGATCGCTTTGGCAGCATGGCAGTTCGAACGTATCGTCGAAGTTAGCAATGGTTAGGAGTGTTGGTTGATCGTCATCTCCCTCAACACTTAGGTTCAGGTCTCCGCTGTCACTTGACTTGAGTAGCTTGAGTATTTTGTTGGCGTTGACCAACACGGTCGAATCAAAATCACAGTCACATTCCACACGATACTCAGCTTGAGCTTCGCCGTCGAATGCGGATACAGTGATTGAGTCATCACTTAGAACAAGCTTGACGTTCTCCAGTACTGGCTTGGCTGAAGTGACCAAAGTAAACTGACTGGTGAACTCAACAGCCTTCAGTAAATCCAATCGATCAACAGTGCATTTCATAGGAATTCTCCAATGGCAAAAAGTAAAGACTTCGTACAACGTAAACTAGATAAAACAGTCGAAAATGTTTGTGCGAACATTAAAGAGATTCGCAACCGTCGCGGTTACACCCAAGAGAAACTTGGTGAACTATCTGGCCTGGGCAGGATTAGAATCGTAGAGGTGGAAGGTCAGAGGTATTGCCCAACAATCCCAACACTAAACATCTTGGCTATCGCCCTTGGTGTTGAGGTGTATCAGTTCCTACTGCCTAATAAAGATGATATTACTTTAGGTTAGCAAGTTGCATTTGCAGTTCATCCTCAGCTTGCTTAACTGCCTTCCTCATTGAGAACTTGTTGTTGCTAATGCCCCATGTCTTGTATGATGCTGGTGGCTCTCGGTTGAGTATTCTTTTCCAGACGTTTCTTATCTTCTCTTGGCATGATAATGAAAAGCTGTCATTGCTTTGAAAGTTAATAACTCGGAAGCGATCTAACAATGCCTCGTCAAGGTTGTCTATGTTGTTGCTAGTTCCCATGACGATAAGCTTTTTAGACATGTTAGTCTCTGGGTCTAAAGCATCTTTGAGAAATCTTTGGACCTGAGGGCTAAGCCATTCGCATTCCTCTAGGACAACGAAGTGCCAGCCGCTTGTTGTTCCCAAGCGAACTGAGTGAAGGAAAATATTTTTTGCTTCATCGATGCCGAGTGAGGTGCATGGTATGTGGTGGAACCCAGACCAATCATCCTCGCATCCAAGCATACCAGCGACGATCCTGGTTGTTGCAGTTTTGCCAGTACCTGGAGGGCCAACTAGCAACCAAGATCCTTGCTTAGGAAATCGCATAGCTTCTTTCAGTAGAGCTACCGGCTGTCCAACAATGTCATCTAACGTCGCAGGTCTAAACAGGTGAGCCATTGTTACCATAGTGTGTTCCTTGTAGTGAAATAAAATGATTCATTAAACGAAAAAAGTGAAGCAAACCTGCTTCACTCATCACCGCCAGCCCCAGAAATTTCGCTATCTCAAAGACGGTTACTGTTTTGTTAGTGTGTATTACGGATATTCAAAGTCACGTACATTCTTCACGCCAGCTTTCCGCATGATCTGAAGGATATAGTTGAGTATCATGCGATCGCTTACTCTTTCGCATGACAGATCGCCTTGGTTATGGATGCGATAGTAAACTCCAATCAGAGCAGCCAGTGCGTCCTTAGCAGTAGCAGCGACTGTAGCGTTGTTGCTCGCAAACGGTCCATTGACTGCCCTAAGTACATCCTCATTTGTTTGGCCATCGACAACTAAGAGTTCATCTTCAGGAGACACTTTCCACACAATGCCTTGAGTGTCTAGTTGCATGACGTTAATCATGTCTCGAAAGCAAATAAAGTTATAGTTGTAAACAGCTATGTTTAGTTGCTCGCATGTAAGCTCGTCGACAGTGATAGACATAGTTGCTTGTTGGTTTTCGAAGTCGTCAATTAACTCGCTTGCCGGACCGTCGAAAAGAAGTATTGTTACGGCGTCGTTCTCGAATATCTGAACGGGATAGAATTGTTTGTTGTCGATCAATATTGTTTTCAGCGACATGGTTCCTCTCCAGATAGTACCACTCCGGTGCGTCCCATTTCCTGATTTGTGTAGACGAATACGGCTCGACCGTTGATGTTATAAACAGACATGAGCCTTGATGGTTCAGGATTGTTCAGTGCATCTTCGTTGAGCCGAGCATCCTCTTCAGTTACGTCACCCCAGTCTCCACGAGTGTGTCTAGCGAGTAGCGACTGTGGTTTCACACCACACTCTTTTAGATAATCACTGGCTGCTTTTGTTGCGTAGCATTGCCCAAGTCGAAATCGCGGAAATAATCTTTTCATGTGCTTGTTCATCTTTGTATTGATATGGTTACTATTCCGATTCATCTTCCAACCAACCCAACTGAACGGCTGCTTTCCAGGCTGAGTCAACACCTTTATTGTGTGACCCATAAGCCAAGTATTTTCTATCGCTAATGTAGCATAACACCTCCTCCTTAGATTCAAGCCTAGTGATACTATGTAGATCGTGGCAGGCATCGGTAAGAGCGTTCTCGTAGGTATGCTCTGATTCATCTTCGCTAAGGTTATTATTGCATGCACAGCTTTTGTCGTAGTAACCGTTGGCCCAGTTGGATATGAAGTCTTCTTCGGATTCGAAGGCTTCTGCCCAAGCAGGCGACCGGTGTGGACGAAACACTAAGATGAATGGTTCGCTCATATTACTTTCTCCTTTGTTAACTTTTCTATCGAACTGCTTAGCTCAATGGCTCCACAACAAGTGTGTCATAGAGATAGCTGCTGAATCTATCACTCGCCAACCACGCTCGGCAAGCCGCAAGCACCTTCTCGCATTCTTCTTCGGTTAGTACGATATCGCATCCACCAGAAGCGTACTGCGCCACCGCTGCCGCGCTTGCTAGGTTTTCTTCACGATACTCCTTTGCCGCTTCATCCAGAATTCCTTCTGCAACATATAGCATGTCTGATTCCATTGTCTGATCTCCTTGTGTAACTGCCAAAGTCTAATCGACGTAGAAATTATCCGACACAGCAGCCATTACCGCAACCTCGTTCCAATCGTCTTTGTCAGCTTCTTCTTCGGCTACAGCCTCGCTGGTTTGGTTTGCGTAAAAGTTTACGTTCTCCTCAGCAATTCGCCTCGCTTCGTCTTCGTATGCTGCCGTGACTATTGCCACTGCCATGCGGTCGCACATTGATTGATTTGCTGCGTTGCTGCCGTTTCGGTAAATCAAAAATCGTTTCATTGATTCATATCCTTATTGTAATTGCCGGAGCCTATACCGGCAGAAGTTAAAGTTGATTACTAACAGGTATCCAAAATTCCATAAAGAGAATTTTCATAGGCCCACTCGGTAAGTTTTTCTTCTTGCTCTGGGGTCATCTTTGCTTCGAGCTTTGCCAGTGTAGATTCTAATCTTGCCATCTTTTCCATTGCTTTTGGGCAGTTATTTAGGAATGATTTACTCTCCCCTAAAGTGTGAACCAAACGTGCTTGACGTTTCCAAGTTGCTATTTCTTTGCTGGTCATCGTCTATGCTCCTAAGAAAACAACCGGAGTCTATCCGGCGTGAAAGCAAAGCACTACTGCGATTGCTTCGCAATTCGTTCCCAACTGTCAAGCGTTTCCGTGTCCAGTTCAAACGACTCCCCGATTTCACAATGTCGACCGTTGCTGTTGACTCGGCGCCCCCGAAGACCATCTTTCGCCCGTCGAGCTTGAAGCAGACACACCGCCCCGTGTGCTGCACGATTCTCGTCGCGACTGACTGCGCCCGAATAGCCCACTACCGCAACCGTTTCAAACTTCGATGTAAGTTTCATTTCTTATCTCCTGTTTTGAAACTTCTACTTAACATCCACCCAACCTTCAAGCTCTTTCTCAATCTGCTCGTTTGTCAATCCACCATTTGCCAATGCGTCCTCCGTCAAACACTTCCAGTCAGAAGGTTTAATATCAGGGTACCAAGTCCTTGTCTCAACATCGGACATTAACTGCCATGTGTCTGGCCCATGAGATGAGGCGGGAATGTATAGCATCACGCCACCGTCTTCACGATACTCATCTAACGCTTCGGCAAAGCAAGTGTAATTTTTCACAGCAAACTACCTTATTAAATTTCTTTACCCGCAAACATTCCATTTACCTGTTCTCGAATTGCGGCTGGCAATTCATTAAGGCGTTCGTGTTCCATGTACTCATTAATGACAAGCCATTCTACTGCGTCCTTCGCTTCTATCTTCTCGTAGGTGTCTTGAGTTCCTTGCCACTGGCTACTCCAGTGCTTAACCCAGTTGCCTGACCGAGTGAAATACAAAGTCTCGTGCTCCCACTGGCTAGATGTAGGTACGCTGATATGGTCTTTGCCGTCCCATTTTGTTTTTTCTTTGAACACAATAGCCTTGTCACGATCGAACCAAGATCCTGAATAGTCTGTTAGTGCAATTGGTAACATTGTAATTAGATCCTTGTTAGTTAAGAAATGCTACAGTAGTAATCAAGTAGGACGGATTTCGTTCCGCCACAACCACCGACGAACTCCCCCAAAATTGCGATGACCTAATCCTTGACAGGTTCTTGGTCGTCAACCTCTAGTTTGATCTCACAGCTTGAGCCATCGACACGCTCCGTATGCCACTCTGAATGAGAGGCTGTCATACTGGACAGATTGTATTCGATGTTGTCACCGTAATCGCTTCCGTCGCCAGCACCACTGTATTGGTATGCGTCCTGCGCCCATTCCTCAATCTCATCATATAAATCAAAATACTTCCCACCTTCCTGATCACACGATATGTAAACATTGAGAAATCCTTCATCGCTGCCGCCTTGGAATTGAAGCTCAATGCTGGTGGTGCCAATCTCCTTGGCCTTGTCATAGATTCTCTTTGGTAGTGGTACGATTTCCATGTTACTCGCTCTCCGAAACTTGAAGTGATGAAACAGACTTAACTTTAACTTTGAGCATCCACCCCCCTGGCTTCTCTCGTAACGGCTGAAGCCAGTCTTGAATCGTAGGTATGTATCCGCAGTCTTCGTTCACATGCTGCTCTGCAATTAACTTGACAGGCACCATCTTCCCATCTGCTAGCACCGCATCGCCAAAGGTTTCAATGCACCACTGGATGCCAGCGGCATGATGTCTCATTGCCCTGTGTGTCCAGTCTCCGGTGTACTGCTTGGTACAATCAAACCACTCATGGATGTTGATATAATCCTCTGGCTTACCACCAAACTTCTTGGCACTTGATAGTGCATGATGCCACGGTGTCATTCATTTCTCCTTGAAAAAATGAAGTGACCACATAAATCCCTGCTCGTAGGTGTAGCCAAGGTCTTTGACTATTTTGTCAAGCTCTAGGTACATCTCTAGATTGCCAAGGTGATTCCACTCATGGTAGAAACCACCCTCGAATGTCATGGTGAGGTCTGCGTCAGCCCACATATCCTCGCCTCTCTTATCCCATTCGTACTTGTTGTAGAAGTTAACATCGCAGCAGCCAGGGACATGCTTCTTGGTGAACGCCATAAGTGCGTCAGCTAGCTCTTGATGTTTCGGTCCGGTATCGGAAGGTGCGACTTCTTTGATCCAGTACCATACGTGCTCAAGTCTAGTGTGTGCGTAGTGATCGGCATCTTGATAGCGTTCAAATGGTCCAGTGAGATTTAGTTCTCTCATTGGGTTGCCGTGAACGATGACATAAAAATCTTTGACTTCCATAGCATTCCCCTAAAACAAAAGGCTTTGCTGTCTTGTGCGTAGATCCACAATGACGGGGCTATCTTCATGCTTAACGGCATACACGATAGCCACACTAACTCCGGTGCGACGGAAGGATTCTTTACTGTTGAACGCTCCGTCATCCACTGGCTCAACAGCCCACGCCTCGCATCCTTCCTGCATAAGAGAGTCAACTACTTTCTCAGCATGGATAGGTGGCATGAGACATACCAAACCACCTCCAGGTTTCAAATGCTGGTAGGCTTTTGTACCGTGCTTGATCGCTTGCTTGTTCTCATACGGTGGATTCATGACAATGCAGTCATACTTGTTATCAAGAGACCACAACATGAAGTCGTCATTGATTACAGGGATATGCTTCATCCTAAGGATTTCGCAAAGAGTCGGGCTGATTTCGATTGCATCAACCTGCACTCCCTTACATGTAGTGGTGATCGCATCAACGATGTCACCTAAGCCAGCACTCGGCTCCAAGACTCTGGCCCCTGGCACGATATGCTGATCCACTATAGAGAGCATCTTATTGATGACGCTTCTTGGTGTGGGAAAGAAGCCAGGGATGTCTTGGTTACGCACGCTGTCGATTGCTCGACGCAGCTTAACCTCTTGCATTCTGGCTTGCATCTTGGCTTCGTTCTCAGGTGACTGGCTCTCCAAGCTACGCAAAGATTGATAGACGTTCTCGTTGTGTCGGTAGTTATCAGTCTCCACTAAGTAGTCGTGATAACCGTTGCTAACGCGCTTAGTCTCTAGCCTGGCTGCCGTCATAAAGAAGTCTTTGTTAAGTGGACAAGCAGCATAGATGCAGTCGGGTACCCTGTTCTCTCCGATCGCCTTGACTAGCGAACGAATAAGTGTAGCGGCCCGCTTTAGATGTGCACCTTCTAGCTCTGCGTGCCTAGCCTGTGCCAACTTCTTAGCGGTGTGTGTTTCCCTTGGACGGAACTTGTCCTCGGCTTGACGCTCCATAGTCTCTGCGATCTTGATTAGTCTGTCAGAGTTGATCTTTTTCATGTCACTTCCTATATGTTAACACCCTGCGATTTCGCCCACATATACAAGCCTTCGTCGTTCAGTATCCAAAGCCTCCGCTCCTCATTGTTCAGCGAGCCTTTGTCGTGGTAGTGATCTGTTCCACTTTTAGGACAGTTGCAACTTGCCTGCTTGGATACAAAGTCTCTTGCCCTTCTGATCGCCTTATCAATGTCGTCTTTGTTTTGCTTGATGAATTCTTTTAAGGTCACGTCGTATTCTCCTATCCAAACTGAACGAACCCACAATCAGTCACATGCTCTTTAATCTTCTCGCCTTCAGGTGATACAACCCAGAAGCCAACGACTTCAAGGTAGTGCCCGTCGATGTCGTCGTATCTGTCGCCATCTTGCGACCGATCGTGATAACCAAGGCACACAGCCAAGCCAGGGTGTCGCTTAGCAAACGCTTCACGAAACTCCTCAAACATGTTGTCAGCTTTGGTGAAGTCCTCTTGTGTCCAGTCGCTAAACTCTGGGTCTGGCTCAGTATCAATTGATATGTAATAGGCGAAGTCTTCAATGTCATCTCCTAGCCATGATGCTAGGCGGCACCATTCTGGAAACGTCTCGGCGTACTTCTCATCCAGCACTGTTGCCCTACATGCAGCGTATCCCATTCCCATAACAGTCTCCTTTGTAGTGAACTCACTACGTTAAGTACGTAAAGATTTAGCTGATCGACCACCTCGGTCAATCAATGCGATCAACTTATCTCTAACTCGTCGATACTTCTCTAGCTTCCCCTCGTCCTCATAGTCATAGTAGCGGAGGAGTATTGCTGTTCTAGTTTTGTGTGCCCATCTCACTCTCGCATTTCGCTTGCGGTTGTCGGCAATCGCTTGCTCTAATGTTCTTTCCATATCCTGGCTCCAGTGTTAGTGATACAGTTGGTTCATCGAAGTGATAGGTGATTGTCGCCCTGGCTACATGACAGCCAGTGATAGGAACAATCATCAATAGTAATAAGATCCGTCTCATACACTTACCTTTCCTAGTCTTGATAACACGTTATTGATTTCCCGAATAACTTCTGATTTCTTGGGTGTAATGCAAGGCCAAGGGTCTCCTAAGTGATGCCATTCATCATCGACTCTCACCTCAACCCAGGTGTATGTTACATTTCCATACCTACGTCTGGTGTAATCGATGTCGTAGGAAACGCCGTTCGCTTGCAAGGACTTGCTTGGCTTCCTCATCTTTTCCTCTGCTATTACTATCTCTGTGTCGTATCCAATAATTGTTTCAGCATGATCTTCAGCATACTTCCTTGTATCGAAAGGCCCGACTAGGTGTGGTACATCCATCTCAGTATCTACTGCCACGTAGTACATGACTGTCATTCGTCGTCCCCTTCTTCCCAATCGCAGGTGCAGTGACCGACCGTGTTGCCATTGGAGTCTCGCAATCTAGTCCCGTCAAAAGCATTGACCACACCATTCTCTTCGGTTCGATCTGCCAGTTCCCGCAGGATTCGGCACACCTCAGCAGTGCGATCTTCCTGCATAGCAGCGTTATCAAAGGTTCTGATTCGTAATGAGATACTATTGACTATCATTGTCCTCTCCTTGTGCGATTCGATTGATAATCTCTACAAGTGTTTCAGCCTCTTGAATTACTAGCTGGCTTTCGATGATTGCGTCCTTGGCCAAGTGAACTGACAATCTGCTGTCGATGTCGATCGCAGTAACCTTGTCCCGATCTACCCTAGCAACAAGCTCATGTCTGTCTCCTGCTTTCAGATAGATCCTCACCTCTACTGGACATGGATCCCAGCAGTCACCACCTTTGTCGCCATGCCATCCTTGGCTTTTAGCTTTAAGGATCGCAGCCCTTATTGACTTGACATATACAGGCTTGTGCTTGAAGCCAGACTTTACGAACTCAACCTTGAACTGGCTCATCCTACCCTCGCTTTCTTGATTGCAGACTTCGCTTTCTTGATTGCAGACATAGACTGTTCAAGACAAAGACCTTCTGCTCCATGCCAGTCGGGAATCCCGATAGAGTCCAGTTGGTCTAGTAAATCCTCCAGTGCAGCCAGTAGTTCAGGTGCCGCCGCAATGAGACTAGCGTTGGCTTCGCTTTCGTAGTCTCGGTTGTCGCTAATGACATGACCCAATCCACCAGCTACCATGCAAACGCTGGCTACGTCGTCGCGATTCGGTCCATTAGCTAACACTTCTGATTCCCCATTACCCATAGACACCACTTCCCACGGCCCAGGTGTGTGACTCATTGCCATCTCCTTTCTATTTTTGTGAATGATTATTTAGCCGGTCGATATTCGACTAATACAGGAGGCCCAAGTAACTCAATAAGTTCTTGAAGGTCATCCTGAAAATGAGGGCACAGCGAGTTAATCCATGAGCCGTCCTTAAACTCTACATAGATTCGAGCCGGATACATCTCAGTCATTGCCCTCTCCTCTCCAGTATTCGTTCGATGGTTCCCTCTGTTATGTTTGGTGGGAGTCGTCCAATAAAGACAACCTCCTCACCGTTCTTCATTCGCAACTCAAGAACATTGGTCGATCGCAGATTCTCTGTAACCAGATCAAGGATCTGACGCATTAGCTGCACCTTTGTTAGCTCGCAATCGCTGGGCTTGTTGCGATTGATTACACTGTACAAATCGTATAGCCTGTCATTAGCGATCAACCCATTTTCAATCTTGACGACCAATGGCTTCATGGTTTCCTACTCCAGTCAGCGTTATTGAATCTCTCGTACATCTCTAGCTGTGGGTCATCGTCCTCACCCCATCTTTGATTCAGTGCTTCGTTCACCCTCAAGGCAATGAACTCAACAACTTCTCCGAGATTACTGAAGTCACTGAGGATTTCCCTTGGCTCATACGTCTCTACGATCTGACTTCCACCAGCCTTATAGTTGGTTTCGCATAGCCAGTAGACATGATCTACAAACTTCTTCTGCTCATCCGTTGCTTCACCATACCTGTCTTTCCATCCGTTTCTCAGTGTGTAACTATTGAACTGCATCATTCACTCCTTGTATGTACATAAAAAAAGGACAGTTGCCTGCCCTCCCCACCAACACCGACGAACCTCGCAAAAATCGCGATGACCCAAACCATTACTTACTTGCGTTAGTAAATTCCCTTGGCTGCAAATCAATTGATTGATCTACTAGCAAGGCTTGGATGTCAGCATTGGCCTTTCGTAGTCTGTCATACTGCCCGCCATCCATAGATCCACCATTGCGAATCCATTGTCTAGCATCCTGCAAAGCAAGCTCAGCCTCTTCACGATTGCGATTGGCTAGGTGGTCGAAGATGCGTTCGATACATGCGTTAAGATCCACTGGCTTCCCTCCCAAACTCATGAGGACAGATAGCATCACACTTAATACCAGCATCTATTATCTGCTGGGTTGTCACGATTCCGCTGTTCACTAGCTCAATTAAGATCGAACGCAAGGTGTGCACGTTGAGCTTATCTGCGACTTCATCAATGTTAAGTTCAGCGGAGATTATCTCCACGCTTTTTCCGATGATGTCTTCGATTTGTAGGAGGGTGTTTTTTCCCTTGTATATCAATTGGTAAAAATAGATAGGCTTGTTTTCTTTATCATTAGCTACCGAGTTACTAAAAGCGTTTATGATGCTTCCCTTCTCGAAAAACTTTATCCCCCGCAAGCCATACTTGTACCTTCTGTCATACAAAGGGTTTGGTATATCCTCAGTCAGACGAAATAACCTATCTGGCTTATCCATCACCCTACCTCCTGCGTTGCTGGTGTGGCTGAAACAATCTCAATCGTATGAGTTTCAAAGTGTGGCAGCCTTAGATATACGTACTCTCGTAGTGAGTCATGGTCCTTGCTCCAGTTAACCATGTATGTGTTCCTGCTTTTCTGCTCAGTTGCCCAAGCCGCTGGCCTCCACCTAGATACGACGCTTACTTTCCAGACAGGCCCACTGCCGTACACATGCTTTGTGTATGTCTTGCTGAAATCATCTTTATCAATCTCAGTCAACTTGCCGTTGTTCCAGAGGTAGCCACGGTGTTGCGAGTTGAACGGGCTAGTAACGTGCCTGATTATGGCATCGCCCTCACCCTTGAATCCTTGCCCATCACTGGTTACTAGGTGGGTTCCTGTTTCCCTGGCAAACCACATGAACGGTACGTCAGGATTGCGACCCTCAAGTGCAGCCCTGTCATGTACAAGCAGATCATTCTTGTAGTAAGCAGGCCAGCCGATCTCCTCAGCCTTGACCACTAGATGTTCGTATGGTGTCATCACTATTCCTCAGTTGTGTATAAGACCACGCCTTCAAACGCCTCGAACTCATCGCCGTGAGTGTAAGACTCAGGCATTACCTTGATGACCCGACCTTCACCCTCATCCATCTCGCACACTACGTAGTGTTGTCGCGTCTCTCTGTGCCTACGGATAGCCCTGTCAATTGCTTCGGTCATAGACTTGATTGCCATTGCCCTCTCCTTGTTCGAGATGTTTCTTGAGAGCCTCTTCCATGCACCCCTCAGTAACGTGTGTGAAATACTCATCGCCGCACTGGGTACATTTAAGTACAGGCAGCCTGGCTATGGTGAATTGCTGCACGACACCGTTGCGTTTCATGCGACACTGGTAGTTCTCTATCTCTTCATGTACTAACCTTCCGCAATTCAATCTGATGCAAGACATGTCGTTCATTGCGGCTTTCTCTGCCCGAAATTTCTCTAGTTCTTCTTTCTCTTCCCGAAATCTCTCTAGTTCCTCTTGATCCTTAAACATAAAGATCCTCGCAGGAACAACCACGTTAGCGTTGCATGTGTCGCAGCACCTGCCATCATTCACTGGCTGTGCGTTGTGACCCTTATCCCATGATGCCACAATCTCAATAGGCTGATCGCAGATTGAACAATTCATTGGCTTACTCCATTTACGTGTTATAACAGTCAGCATTAGTCCCACCAGCAATAGAGTCCGTTGTCACTGACCTCGAACTCATCTGCACATCTTGCGAACTTTACGAACTCTCTCTCTGTCTCCCTAGATGTAGTGCCGGATAGCTCAATGCCCTCAATAGTGACACGATAGTCTTCTCTTGAGATGTCTACTGAGTACCCGTGTGCCGTGAAATCTGGATGTTGTTTAAGAAAGTTGACAAAATCCTCAGCATAAGGCGAGCAATTCTGATAGTCCTCAGGGTGCAGAAAGCCCTCTTCAACTAGAAGAGTTAGACTGTTCAGTGATAAATTACTAAACCGTTTCACTCCTCCAAACTTGTAGTCGTCAGGCTTGTATTCACCGAAGATGATCTCATCCCGTCGCTTGATGTCTTTATTCATTTCCCACGTTTCAAGAACGTCGTCGTCAGTCATTGGGTTCTCCTTTGTTAAGTGAATACTCAATAGTTCCTACACCCTTCATAGCCTTGAGCATTGCCCTGTGAAAGCTATCGATGCGCGTGATAAGTATGCTCAGTGGTAAGGAACCGTAATCCCCTTCCCACCTTGGATTGGATCTGTAGATAACCGAGCACTTGCCGTAGCTATCTAGCGTATAGTAGATGTCATAGTAATGCTCAGACAAATCTTCTCGCTCCAGGTATATGAAGGATGTTACATAAGTCTCCCCAAACTCCCTGCCAAAGTCATCGAACAATGGGCCAGGAACGATAGAGTAGTGTGCGAATAGATCTCTTTGCTCTTCGGTAAATGAATCGAAGTCTATCTCTTTCATGCTAGTACCCCATTGCCTCTGCGAAATAATCACGCTGCCAACTTCTTGAGTCCTGCCACTCTGGACGAGGAGGGCATGGATACATGACCTCAAAGTCCTGCATACCACTGTTGTACCTGCCATCGACGGCACGCACTGGTTTACTATCCCATGCCTCATCAGCCACGATGCTACGCAACTGAGAGACCGAGCAGTATCGCCTCACGCTGTAGTTGTGTCGCCCGTCGCAATCACTTTCGAATCTGTGGTAAAAATTATCTATACGATTTAGGTTTGAGTCGTAGTAGAAGTTGTCCTGGTATCGGAAGAACCCTTCGTCAGTCTCGCCGCAGTCGTATAGAGAAACACCCTCATCTGGCTTGAGCTTGAGCTTGACCCAACCATGCTTGTGCCACACCCAAAGCTTTGCATTTGGTTTGTTCATATTGCATCTCCCTGGATTCGTTGTTGTAAAAGACCAAGAGCCACCGGCATGAATCGAACATGCGTCTCCCTGATAGGGGCTCTGCCACTGAGCTACGGTGATTGCGATACTAGGCGGTGACAGATGCAGGTCTGGCTGCTGGGATGGTGAGGTTGAACTCCTCAGCTACCTTGAGGTAATCTTCCATACGTTCTTGCTTTGTCCCTTTCCATTCCCTTGTCTTAATGTCGACCCAATGGTCATGTAGACGAGACTGGAATTTATTTAGAGGCCCCCCGAATCTGAGGCTTACTAATTTCAGGACCTGTTCGTCAAACAATTCTGGGTACTCATCCACCAGGCATTCAAATCCGCCTTCGTGCATCAATGCGTTGTGATAATTCGGAAGCGCTAATCCCACAGCACATCGGTTTCCATAGGCATCCTGGTATAAGCAAGCGATTCTGCCACACGATGGCGGCCTATCTTCAATGATGAAAGCCTGCCAAGCCAAGTCGAAGATCTTCTGTAATGTAATCCTGTCGCTCATGTCATTTCCCTTATTGTGGGTGGTGTCCATTACTGAAGTGACTTCAGTAAACTATTTGACCTTTACGAGTTGATGAATGTTGTCGTAGCGATGGGTCAGCTTGTCACTGTCCCACTTGACTTCGATCCACTTGTCTCCGTGTGGAGACTGAAGTGAGATGACCTTGCCGCGAGCTTTACCGATAGCCCCTCTTGGCTTCTCTCGCATCCACTTAAGAGTAGTGTCCTTGTAACGTACAGAGTTCCCTACCTTAAACATACAGAACCTTTCTACAAATTCAAGAGTCTACAGAAAACACTAACCAGCAGAGCAATGAACAGAATCACCTGAAGTATCAGCATGAGTTCACCAAACTCTATAGATTTCTTCATAACCAATCCTTGTGATAAGATAGAAGTGAAGATGCTTGTCCTTCCACCCATCACCGCCAGCCCCAGAAATTTCGCCATCTCAAAGACAAGCTTTATCTTGATCTACGATAAGCTCGCTCCGCACGACGTATGCCTTCTACGTCATTGCCATTTACTATCTGGATGTAGCCAGCGGTTTTGTGTCCATACTCCATAAACACCACGTTGCGTGGCTGCTTGGAGCACATAACGCACGTTCTTGTATCTGGCAAAACCTCTAGTCGTTCTGGGTCTATATCCTGTCCGCATGATGCACATTTCATAAATAAATCTCCCAATAACTGAACGAAAACCTGTCCCTATGCACCGCCAGCACCAGAGATTTTCCCATCTCAAAGATCTGTTCACGTTTTATCTGACGGATGGGGAAATTTTCGCCGCTGTCGGTGGTTGGTGAGCCACCGGCTATAGTTAGTTAGCAACCAATACACGTAGAGGCATAACAATGGCAGTTGAAGTCAATGATCGCGAAATAGAGCTAATGATTCTTGCTGAAACGGGGCACCCAGCGGAACGCAAGCTGGCTCTTGAGGAACTGGATGCAATGGCAATCGCCCGCTCGAAGCCAGTTATTGAGGGGCATGGTGAACTGCTGGATGTGTATCATGCTGGCGAATGGATTGCGGAGGTTTATCTAAAGACCTCCAGGGGTTCCACCACATCAGTCCACAATCCTGCTCGCAAGCTAAGGCACGATCGCGGTCAGGGTATCATATCGCAGCCAGCCTTTTATGATCGGCACTGTAAAGCCCAGGACGGCGACGTTGGTTTAGATAAAAGATTCTACGTGCGATACGCTATGATCTTATTCATTCACAAGAATGGATCCCGAAGCACCCGCAAAGTATTCTCTCGTAAAGCCGGATTGGCCTATCGCGATGATCGCAGTGGTGATGGCGTGCGACGTAGCGAATTTGTGGCGTCGTTCCCCAAAGCGTTTGCAGATCAGGCGGAATATATCACGAGCCACCTAGAGTTCCTGGCCCCAGTTGATTAGCCCACGCTGGCTTCGTGTCCCTATGCGTTAGATGACACATACACACACGTTATATCTCTGATAGATGGGGAAATTTTCGGCTTCGACGGTGACTACTGAGGGGAAGCGTTTCCCCCGACAAAGTAACTTGCTTTATGCACTTCAAGGAGATGGTTATGAGAGTAACCCAGAAAGTTGAGTTCGATGCCAACCACGTCGCCATGAATACCTGGTTGACAAGCGCATGGTCTATCGCAGAGATTAGCTTCACAGACGATGGTGGCAACAAGGTGCAAATTAAGGTTAGCGACGAAGCGGCGGAGGGATTGCTCAAGCAGCTTACAAGTTTTGTGTTGCAGCGACGTAAACAAGCGCTCAAAGAGCTAAGCTCGAAGATTGAAAAGCTCGGCGCCATGGATTCCTATAACGACTAATCGCCGCAGTGTGCACTTAGGGAGCCAGTTCGCTGGCTCTTTTTCCCTATGCGTGTAACTGTGCTGGTTCGCGTCTTTTCCCTATGCGCCACGCACGAAAAAACACTGGCTCCATGTCCCTATGCGTTATATACGCGATCGACAGATGGGAAAATTTCCGCCATTGCCGGTGAACAGTGGAGCAATCCAGATAGATTGCTCTTGACAATCCCGAAAAATGCCGATGATATGAGGCAGAGGACAGGCACTACGTATTGCCGAAACAACAACGAAAGGGGAACGCAATGAAGAGAGAATGGAGGGGCGACAGGCTACCCGCCGCCATACTCCGCAACCGCCACAACTGGCGAGAAGTGAAAAAGGAGTACGCCCAGGAGAGGAAGCTACAAACCTTCCTACATATGGGAACGTGGGAAGACTGGCAGGAGGAACCGCCGCCAGTGTGGGACACCGAAACCGAACCAAATCCGCCGCCAGTGTGGGAAGTGTACGACGAAATAGAAACCGCCACACTGGCTTCCATGGTTCGATTCGATTACACCAAGCCTATCACCGAAACCCTAGATAAAATGCTGGCGGAAGATTCGGAATTGATCGGGCTTGACTTGCCGGACGTAGTGGAGTGGATTGTAGAAGTTATACCAACCCACCTACGCCCTATCGTTGAAACGTGCTACTGGGGGCAGGCACCACTACCGAACAATATCGCTTCTGAAATAGCTGGCGAATTGTGGCAGATAGAAGAGTTGCTCCCAAAGAAATGGCGTAAACAGATTCAGAAGGCTAGAACCGTTAATTCAGTCACACGCAAACGAAAGGTTAGACAATGAAAACTTATTCCCAAGAAGTATCCGATTACCGCAGCCTATTAGCGAGTGGAGCAATCACACCGGAGGAATTCGCCGAGTGGGTGAAGGAGGCTAGAGCGAGACACGCCTTGACCGCCACACCCGCCGCCGCCGCTCCACTGGCAGAGACACCCGCCGCCGCCGCCGCTCCACTGGCAGAAGCGCCAAAGGTGAAATCGGCAAAGGAGGTTGATGAACAAGGAGTTGACGCTGAAGAAGAATTACCAACGCCATGGGGCATCATGGAGTTGCCCTCACCCGTTACCCCGAAAACCGGAAAGATTGACACTTCCCGACTGGCTTCTATCAACCTACGAGCAGTTGAGAAGGGCGAGTATATCGACGGGAAAGACCCGAAAACCGGAAAGGCTAAGAAGGTCTGGAAGGGATCGGGGAAGCCTAGTGGCATGATCGCCCTTGACGTAGGCAACCAGTGGAAGAACCTCATTGTAACGCCCATTCAGATGCGGCAGTTTATCAAGGCGGTGACCGCAATAAATCCCGAAACCAGGCGCTATCTAATAGAGGAAGCCTACCAGGACTTGATCGAAACTAGCCAGCCGCAAACGCTTGAGCTAAGCTAAGCAAGAACTGGCGATTGACAACGAACAACAACGATATGCCCTCTCAGCTTCACGGTTGAGGGGGCTTTTTTTGTTGGTGGAGGGGGGGGATTCAATGAAAATTATATATAATTTTTCTGGCTTGGCAGGCGGATTGTTCCACGCCGGACGCTGTAAACTATTGCCAGTAAACAACTTACAACGAAACGACAGACTATAGGGGGTGGACGACCCCCAGAGCATCCGAGGTAACGTAGTCTCTTCCCCATCCCTATTTTTTCACCATATAGAATCCGACCCCCCTTTGTGGTGTAGGCGTCAGTTAGATGGCGATGGTCAAGAAGTTAATGATTGACCCTTGCTTCTATTTTCTTTTTCGTTAGGATTTGTCGGGACATGTAGTTAAGTCCCTACGTATTGGCTACCTTTATACTATTAGGGAGTCGCCAGAAGCGCGCACTCCTTGACTGGGGGATTTATGGACGGTTCTAGGGAGCCAGGTTTTAGTCAGTTAATTGTGATGGTCATCATGTTTGTGTTGATTGCAGGTTTTTTTATTGGCGTTTTGGTTGATCGGCACTACATGACTTACGTTCACTGGAAGGAGCTTGTTGATCGTGGTTATGCGGAGGAGATTGAGACATCTGCGGGAGTGGGTTATCGGTGGAGGGAAGGTAAATGAGCGAGGTGAATGTTGAATTGAATGGTGAGCGTTTTTTGTTTGGTGACATGGAGAAGCGGGCTTTTGCGGAAGCCAGTGGAGATGTTCGGGTGAAGATGATGATGCTTCGGATTGACGAGTTGAAGCGGAAGTTAGCTCGCAATCACGAGTATCTTGTTGGCTTGGAGGCGGAGGTTGGTGCCTTGAAGGGGGCGTTAACTAGGGTTCGGCGGTGTGTTGCTCACAGGTATGGTGTGGATTTGCGATTGTTTGCATTTTGGGCCAATTCGACTATTGAGCAGATTGCTTCATGGACAAAGGGTTTTGACTGATGGCTATATGGAGGGATGATGATCCGCCTTTCAATATTGGAAGGATGCGTGAGAGCGTGTTGGGGCGACGGGTTTATCGCTTACGTCGTCTTTGCAAGAGACGCCCTGGTAGGTTTGAGGAGCAGCTTGAGAAGGCGATTGATGATTTAGTTCGCGAGATGGATTTTAATAATCAGATTGATTTGATGTGAGGATAAGTGATGGATAGGACATTTGCGGGATTTTGGCGTGATGGGGCGGTGGTAAAGCCGGAAGAAGATCATTGGAAGAAGCGACGTATTGTTGCTTGTTGGAAGGACAGCGAATGGTACGAGGTGCTTAGCGATCGTTTTACTAACTGGCATCAGGTCTACTGGCTAGACACAACGACACCTACAGAACTCAGTCCACAGGAAGCGCTTGAGTGCTATAAGACTATCTGGCCTTTTGCTGAAAGAATTAACAAAACACACGGTGGCTATTACGTTGATTTTGGAAATGGTAAGCCAATCATCAACTGGGGCAACGCTACCGAGTATCCACCACGCAAACACTGGCGAGTACCAACGGATGCGGATAAGGGGAAGAGTTGTCGATGTTGGGATATTGGCGAGCCTGTGTTGGAAGGTGTTTTTGTTTCAACGCATGACGACCGTTTTGTTGTTCTGATAGATGACGAGTATCTAGCTTGGGATTGCTGTGAGGTGCAAGATGAAACTTGAAGTGGGCAAGAAGTATCGCATTGATATAACCGAGCTTCCTTACAAATTAGTTGCAATCGATAAGTACGATGTGACTTGGGGCCTCGTAGAAGGTGTTATGTATTCGCGCAAGAAATGCGATATTATCGGTGAATGGCAAGACAAGCCCAACCCAGGCGAAGGTTGGCGACTGCTGGAGGTTGGTGAGAAGCTGCAAGAAGGCGATCAGTTTTACAATAGCGTCGCGGACTGGGTTGGGGCATGCTTAACCTGGAGTGGCGGAGTTGTTCAGAATGGAAGCGTCTATCGTCGTCGCATCGCTCCGCAGTATGTGCCGTACACCTGGGACGATAGGGAGGAGTTGCGGGGAAAGTGGTTTAAGATAAAAGGCGACGAGGTTGAATTCCAGGCATACGAATTTAATGTAGATCAAGATAAGTTTTACATTAACTCCATCTTAGCCAAAGACCTATTTGAGTATTGGGAGTATTTAGACGGTTCGCCGTGCGGAAAGAAGGTGGTGTGATGTTCATAAAAGTACCAGCAAAGTTTGAAATGCTTTTATTAAACGCTCG